CGGCGCCAGATACATCGTGTTTCCACATGTAGATAACAGATTTCTGAAATCTCCAATCAGGCATGTTGGGAGGTGCTACGAGCAACTTGCCCTGTGTGTCTATCATACAAATACTTATTTGTGTGTGTGATGTAAATTGTGCGTATTGATTATTTCTTTGCTGTCACACCAATCTTTGGAAATGGATTTAGTGGCACTGTGCTGATCGGATAAGCAGTGTCAACTTTGACATCAAATGCCTGTAATAGTTGTTCTAAACTTTCTGCGTATGAAGTGGTTGCTGTACCACCTTTGACGTTGATAAACAAGATGCCCATGCCTCCTGCTTTGGCACTAAAGTATGCTGATAGATTTGCCAGTCCATGTAGGTTCTGTGCCTTCTTGGCATCACCGCTTTTGACTGCTTGTACAATTTGTTTTTGATATGCATTGTTTGGAAATAAATCTTTTAGTATAAGTTGAAAATCTTTGTATATATTATTTGCTTGTTTCTTGTTATTCTGCATACCTTTTATTATTTCACCATAATTTATTCCACTGCTGACGCCTCTCACGATTCCTTTATACTTCACTTCGAATTGTTTTGCTTTATCATAATATGCAGGTGCGGGAAGTACATCATCATCTTTGAACCTACCAGCGAACATACCACCTTTTACTTCAATCTCTTGATTGGTTGCCATCACGGTCAAATCACCTTTTTGTCCTTTGACTAGTTCTTTACTGTGTGTTGCAAACAATATTTCACCTGGGCCAATCCTCGAAGCGGGTTGATACATTAGTAAATCGTTGTAGTACTTTTGTGTCTCGATACTGTCCTTGTACATAAACAAAATGTTTTCAAGTGAGTTTTGTGATTTTTTCAATTCGTCTAGTTGCACACAGGTGTTATTATTGATTGCATTTACGATAGCATCAATCTGCTTTCCACTTAAACCGTTCCCTAACATAAACTTAGAAACAATTTTATAATACTTTTGCATATCTGCATCTTCAATACCTTTGACCTTACGTGAAATCCTTGTGTATATGTTTGCTTCAGGATCTTGTGTTTGTGTTTTATCTGTGGCCATTTTTATGTAGTCGTTAATTTTGTCAAGTATTGCCGGATCTGTGTCTGGTGGTAAATTTTGTATTTGTTTTGTTAATGACATTATTCCTTCTGGGGATTCCATAAACCATGGAGTTTCGGCGTCTTCCTTCTTCATGAATCTGTGTATTAGGTCTTGGTATAGTTTGTCATGTGAATCCTGTGATATCTCACCCTTGGCTTTACGGTTGTGTAAGTCCTTGACACCTGTCAGGAAGTCCGGATAACTCTGCACGTTTGGCATCTGTACAACCTTAGCCTTGGGCTCAGGAAATTTAATCACGTTGGATTCTTTTTCAAACCATGGTTTCATATTGCTATTTAACCGTTATGACTGATTGGTTTTACGTAGTTTTTCGTTGATATCTATGCTGGTTTCCAGTTGTGTAAACGGTGTGTTCAGTATCTCCTTGGCGAACCACGCCAATGCATTTGTGTCTTTTGGAAAGCAGGATCCAGCGTACCCTCGCTGTCCGTCATGTCCGGGCACTTTCATGTGTGTTTTGCCCATTCGTGGATCTGTCTGTATGATATTGATGAATGTCTGCCAGTCTGTGCCTTTTGCGGCCTTAAGCACATCATACATCTCATTCATGAACGTAACTTTGGTTGCAAGGAAACTGTTGATGCAATACTTGACCATGCTGGCGGTGACCATGTCTGTTTTGTACACAGGACATTCAGCACAACCTGAATGTTCTTTGTAAAGTTTTTCAACAGCGTCTGTGTCTGCGTTTACTCCACCAAAAACGTGCATAAATGGATTGACGAAATCATTTATGTAATTTTTCTCTGTGAGGAACTCAGGATTGTAAACTATCTTTAGATCAACGCATTGTTCTTGTATGCTCTGCAGTTTATATGCCGGCACTGTGGATTTAACAATCACAAGCAATCCTTTAGATTTGTTCAACTGGTGTAGAACGTCTTCTAGTATCGATGTGTTGCACTCACCTGATTCCAACTGTGGTGTTGGCACAGCCACAAAGGTTGCGTCAGGTCTGAATGCTATCAGATCCTCTATGGTGTTGGTGCTGTTGTGTTTGGGATCCACTATGAACTTCTGCACGTCCTTGGTGAATCCGTGATCCACTGCTGTGCCTACAAATCCATGTCCTACAATTCCTAGTTTCATAATATATCAAACGTTCCTAATATCATACAACCTAATACATAAACTAGATAGCCTAACAACAGGTAACCTATTATTCTTTCAGGCCAACTAAACATATTCTTTTGTTTCATTTTCTCAAATATTTCCAGCAGTGAGGGAACGCCTCGCCTGCCAATTTATCTATCTCGTTGGCCACGTCCTGTGTTTCCTTCTGAGTGTCTGGTTTGCATCTCAGGTTGCACACCCTTGCAAAGGCGTACACGGTGCCGGACCAATACCATTCAGTCATGGTTGATTGAGGCAACACCATACGTGCCTGTTCTGGTGCTACACCCTCGTTCAATAACAAGCCGTAGTAGACTCTGCATCCGTTCAAATATCTTTGATAGTATTCTTCGTCTGTGTGAACCTCACCATCCGAACCCTGTTTACTATTCTTGGGCCTACCACGCCATGATGTTGGTGTGTAGAATTCTGGTTCATCATCAACGTACCTTCTCGACACCTCGTTCCACACAAGACCCACTTGATGTTTGACAAGTTGCCTTGCAACAAATATAGGCGCCTTTATCCTAAACTGTATTGATGCGTGTGCGAAAGGTGACCAATGTTCATGCTCTGCTAGATACTTGATTAGTTTCTCGTCTTTTACATCGAATACTTCTTTTGTTTTGGCATAACTTACCCTAGCCGCATTGACTACGGATAAGTCTGTGCCCATTCTGTCGATCAGTTCTACTTTTATCATAATCCCATTAACTCCCTTATCTCAGGATTGATCATGTCTCTTCCCCACTGAGGTTGCATTGTGATCTTTACTTTGCATTTTAGATTTGGAATGCTTTCAATTTTCTGTTGTACATCTCTTGGTATCATGTCAGCCGCCGGACAGAACGCACTTGTTAGGCTCATCAATACGTGTACGTATCCTTCTTCAGTAACCTTAACATCATAAATCAATCCGAGGTTATATATGTCTACACTAATCTCCGGATCATAACACTCTTTTAATTTTTCTACAATCTTTGGCATGTATTCTAGTTGTGTTGGCGGATGCTCTTTGATATCATTTAGATCTGTTTTTAGTTGCGGATCTATCGATGCGTTAGGTTGTGGTGTCCATCCAGGAGGGGTTTCAATCATTTGCTATCCTTATAATCCTGTTAATTAACTCACCTAGGCCGTTCTGTCTCTGGAGTGTCAGCAGTTCTTTAATGCCTAATGCAGTAAAACTTTCAACAGTCAATCCTGCTACTTCCTTTTTGTCTGCTCCGTTAACAATATCAGTGACCACTTTGGCAGTGCCTTTTGTTATGAATGCATCACCGTCCACTTGGTATCTCATTTTGTTTTCGATATCGGCTCCACCTATGATCCACAGTTTACTGGCACAACCGTGTATCCTGTTTATTTCAGTCTTTGCCGCATCTGGCAAAGGTTCCACTTCTTTTGCCTTATCAACCAGATACTGTAACCTGTCATGTCCCTCCAACAAGGCCAAATTATCTCCCATTTCTTTGATACGATCAATTATCATTGTTGTTTGTGAAAGGCAAGTTCTTGCCTGACAGTTCTTCGGGTGTTGCCTTTATGTCTTTCTTCATTTGAAATCCAAATCCTTCTCTACCTAGTTGATGGATCTTGGGATCGAACTGTGAATTTTGGCTGGCTTGTTTCTCTCGTTTGATTTGCCATTTTGATTTCTTTTTGTTTTTCATTATTTGTCCTTAAAATATTTCTCTAACCTTCCTTCTTCTCCCGAGTGCTTTTCGTAGTCGGGCATAGGGTCTTTCTTTTCTGTAAGCACTGCCCATTCCTGCGACCACTTGCCATTGAACTCCACCCACTTGGCACCTTCAGGATCTGTGTCTGGCAATATTGCGTCCTCTGGACACTCTGGTTCACAAACTCCGCAATCAATACACTCGTCTGGGTTAATGACAAGCATATTCTCTCCTTCGTAAAAGCAGTCAACAGGGCATACCGTGACACAGTCGGTGTGTTTACACATTATACACTTGTCGTTGACTGTGTAGGTCACGTTATAAATTCATCAGCGACTCGAGTTTATCTTCTGCGTGGGCCAATGCTTCAAGTTTTTTTTCTGCTGTGACCACGTAGTCGATATGTTCTGCTACACCCATTGGTTGCGCCATAAAAGTTTTCAAGTCCGCTTTCGCGACTTCTATGTCACCTTGCAATTTTTTTATAAGTGCGTCTTTGATCATGTCTCTCCTACTCTGTTAATTTCTTTTCAAGTTCGAAGTACCCGCCTACATATTCCTCATCTAACCAGATCTGCGGCATTGTTCTCGCATTTGGAACCAATTCCAACAAATCCTGTATTTTGTATCCGTCAGCAATATTTTTTTCCTCGTACTCTATACCTTTGGTTTTCAAAAGATTTTTTGCCTTTTCGCAATAAGCACAGGCAGGTTTGCTCCATACAATTGCCTTCATTTTTTATCTCCTTCCAATGTTTGTTTGACACGTACCCATCCATAAAAGATCATGTCGTACCAAAGCAAGTTTATTATAAATCCAATTTTAGTGAAATACAAGCCAAAAATGTAATTTGGTATGATGAACATAACCAACCAAAGGGTAATGAAATATCTCTTTACATATTCTCTAGGTATTGCCCAAAATATCCAGTTAAGCATACCGTTAATTATCTAGTTGATTGAAAAGTTTTTTTATCTTTGGAATACTTTTTATTCCTATCCTGTGTAAACGGATCCTGTAATAAGTTTTTTTAAACCAGTTTTCCGTATTGGTAAGTTTACAAGTGTATTGGTAAAAATCGTGTATAGCATTTTGGCATTGTATTACTTTGTGGTTATGTTCTTGCGCCAATATCGGATCTTGGCTCAATTTAAGCAGTATGCTGTTGAATCTCTCTAATGCTTTGTCCAAGGTACCAAAAAACTTATCATTTTGTCCTGGAAGTCGATCAAGCAAGAACTGTTGGATGGGTTGATTGTCCATCACATATTTCCTATGATCCACTATTTCGATCATTGTTTTTTTACTTTAATTTGTAGCGGAAAGTTTTCTTGTCTTGCCAACAGTGTTGTCTCTATACCTTTCTGCTCTGCCACTTCGTGTACGTACGAGCCGACAACTCCTTGTCCGTCTTGATGTATCTTATTTGTTATGTTGAGAGCCTGTTCCGGTGTCTTGCCAAATATCTGTTTAAGAACTCTAACCACAAATTCCATTGTCGTTATATTGTCGTTCAAAAAGATGACATCATATAATCCAGGTTCGTCTAGTTTAACTTTTTCTTTTGTAAGTGTGTGTATATCTGTAGCCATAGTCATTCCTTATTGTAGCATATATTCGTAATATGTCAATGGTGGGGTGTTTTACCACCCCATCCATCTCAATGATTATTTGATGTCGATTAGTTTTGCTTTCTTGTGCTCAGGAACGATTCTTTCCATGGACACTTTCAGTAAGCCGTCTTTCAGTTCGGCACCTTTGACCTCTACATCGTTTGCAATGGTAAAACTTTTAGAGAACATCCTTTTGGATATGCCTCTGTGAATGATATTACCATCCTCATCTTTTGTCTCTTCTTGTTTTTTAGATTTGACTGTAAGCAGATTCTCTTTGTATTCTACTTCGATGTCTTTTTTGCTGAAACCTGCTAGTGCAAGTTCAACATCATAGGTGTTCTCACCAGTTTTTACTATATTATATGGTGGGAAATTTCCGAGAGTTCCTCTGAAGAAACTATCGTCCATCATATGTTCAAAGTGATCGAACATATCATCGAACCCTACGGTTAGTGGTCTTAAGTTATTAAAGATAGATAGATTTTTTGTCATGTGCTTTCCTCCTATTGTTAAGCGAGTTAATGTTGTGAAGATCCTATCTATAGCAATCTTCAACTGTATTTATTATAACATATATGTATGATTTGTCAAATTGCGACCTTTTACCAAGCAAATATGGTTTTTTTCTTATCAGAAAAAGGATAATTGTTTTGTCGCATGTATTCTGCCATCCATCCTTTGTATTCTTTGTTTTTCAAGGTATGCGTAGTGTTTAACCAAGACTGTACAAGGTCCGCATCAAGCAAAGGACATCTTACTTCTATCCCCCAATAGCCTCCTACGGCTTCGTGCTTTTCTATGAATTTACTTTGATATTGAACATGGTTATGCCAAGGCCATACTAGTTCTAGGTTAGGAGGAAAATGCCCTCCAAATTTTGAATCTGTTGCCTGCTCCTTTTTTCCGCCTGCTCCGTGCCAGTCTATACTTTCTCCCGCGAATCCATAGTCCGCATAAATTTCATCTCCTCCAGATCCCATTACTAATATTTTCATATTGTTTGGTTTCATATATTTTAAAATTATAGTTGTCAATCCGTTTGATGCATAGGAGTTTCTCGACTCATCGTTTCTCCTTAACAACATCTGCCTTACCTGTTCGGCTGTATGCAGGTCTTCTGTCTCCTTGAAATTTGCAGGCTTTAATCTGTGCCTTATTGCACGTTCCTTCATGATGCTTTCGTCCTCTCCATGGGGAAACACAAATGATCCGTGAAATGACTTAAATTTTTTCTCCAGGCAAGATGCAATTACTCCAGTGTCATGCCCGCCGCTGACTGTGTACATGTTGTTGTCTGTATGTCTTAACTGCACTGCGTCCTCAAAATTTTCAAAGACCTTGTCGTAGTTGTTGATGTTTTGTATTAGATTCCATTCTTTATTTGTTACATTTCTAAGATGCTTTGTAGTTTTATCATAGACATAGATCTTGTTGCCCTCGCATCTGTATTGAGCGATGTGATGCTCAAGTGCCTGAGGATAACTTGCCACACTAATAGTTTGCTCATCAAAGTAGAAATATAATGGCCTAACCGCGAACACATCGCAACCAAATACCACAAATTTTTCCGTATTGTATATTAGGGCATATTCTCCTTTGAGTGTTTTAATAAATTCCACACAGTCTTCTACTTTGTCATTTAAATTATCTGATATAAATTTTGTGTCATTTGATTTTTGATTATAGGTGCTCCCGTTGTATAATAGGATTCCATGAGAGTTATGAAGAGGTTGTTCTGTCTTCTCGCCAATGGTAGACAAAAGACCATGTCCAAAATGTCCTAGTTCATTTTGTTCTTCCGTCCATTTTTCAGGACCACGTCTTTTAAGACCGGTTGAATTATATTTGTTAATTTTATTGGAGTAGTATATTCCGCACATGGTAGAAATAGTTATCTGCCACGTTGTACCCTCACAGAAAGATTGTCGTCACGTTCTCTCCTAAGTCTACGTAATGTCTTTCTGCGTTCCTTTTGTTTCTCACGTTTGATTTCTGATGGTTTTTGGTAAGTGCTGTTGGCTCGTATTTGGTCTACAAATTTATCTTCTTTGATCCACCTTTTGATCTTTCTGTATGCTCTAACGGCATCTCCTCCCGGCGGTACTTCTACGTAGTATCCGTGAAATCCTAGTGGTCTATTATTTGTTCTGTTGTTTTTTCGCATCCGTCTTTTTAAATAGTAACACAGGGTCAGCACCTTTGTCAACCACAGCACCTGTGATCTGTATCTTGTGTACACCTCTGTTTCTCATTTCATTAGCATCAAACTGATATGGCATGACTACTGAATCTACTATGTTTTTAAGACCCCTTGCGTTTGTGCCTAGTGCTTTTGCTTTTTTGGCTATTGCTATTTTTGAATCTTTGGTAAACTCAATATCAATATCATCCAATCCAAAAAGATACTTGATTTGTTTTAGAACGGCATTTTTTGGTTCTGTCAGGATTCTCATCAGTTGATCTTCACTTAAAGAATCAATGTTGGTTATCATAGAGAATCTTCCTACAAACTCAGGTATCAATCCATACTTTATAAGATCTTCTGGTTTAACTTCCGAAAGGTAGTTTCTGTCGTCCTGTTCTTTCAGTTTTGTTCCAAATCCCATACCTCCGGACTTCTTACTTCTGATCTGTTTTTCAAGTTCTGTAAATGCTCCTCCTACTATAAAAAGTATATTGGTGGTATCTATCTTTACAGTTTGTTGATCTGGATGTTTTCTTCCGCCATGGGGAGGCACTCTACATTCTGTGCCTTCAACTATCTTAAGTAAGCCTTGTTGCACACCTTCGCCTGAAACATCTCTTGTAAGTGATGTGTTTTCTCCTTTACGACATATCTTATCAATTTCGTCTATAAAGATTATGCCCTTTTGTGTTTTTTCTATGTCACCGTCTGCATTTGCATAGAGTTTCTGAACAACATTTTCAACATCCTCGCCAACGTAACCTGATTCGGTCAGCGTTGTGGCATCAGCAATAGCAAAAGGAACTTCTAGATATTTGGCAATCGTTCTCGCCATTAAAGTTTTTCCTGCACCAGTGGCGCCTAATACTATCACATTTGACTTGTCCAATTCAAAATCAATAGGTGGTTGCACAATTCTTTTATAGTGGTTGGCCACTGCAACAGATAGAACAGTTTTAGCATTGTCTTGTCCTATGACATATTGGTCAAGATGTTCCTTAATAGCCACAGGATTTAAAATATTCTTGTCACCTGCATACAGTTTTTCTTTCCTTGCCTTTACTATATCTTCATCGAGTATCTCCACACAAAGTTTCACACACTCATTACAGATAGATGTCTTCCTTGCACCAACAATCATTTTGGTTACATCTTTACGGCTTTTATTACAAAAACTACAAACTAGATTTTCTTCTGTCATAATCAATCTTACTGCTTTTAATTACATCTACAATGTTTTGTTGATTGTCTATTTGGTAGTCGCTCATCTCATGTGCCATTTTGTACCACTTATCTTCGGTTGTAACTTTGTCCCAAATAAACACAGTCACATGGTTGTATGGAAGCACTTCATTTAGTGTTTCGCTAAATGTTTTCTTTTGGTCGTCATTGAAATTAATTATGGTAAAACTTATGTCGTCGGGTTTGATCATAGAAGGAGGTGTCACAAGTGTTAACTTGCCAAGTGCTTTATTTTCTTTATTATCCATTTTTTTGATTTTGTATGTCTAGTATAACTTTTTGATCTTCTTTGGACAAGTCCGAAAGTTCTATTTCGTTGTTTTCAATCTTAGTAATTAGATCATCTATACGTGCTTCCATCATTTGGTGATAGTCCACTTCGCTTGTCTGATTCTTATTTTTTCGCCATAAGGTTTTGTCATTCTGCTCTTCGTTCTGTACGTACTCTTGGACGTCTTCGAAGTTACCGTGTTCTTTGTGGAAGTTGTCGAGTAATTCGGCTCTTTGCCAATTACTCAGGCTTGACTTTGGGGGCTTCACCACCTTATTTTTGTTGTCTACTTTGACTTGTCCTAACGACCCAGTCCCGCTTATATTTTTTTCTGGTTCAATTACTTCTGTGAAGTCCGGCCTTAATCTTTCAGGCTCCATTACTTCTTCTATCTGTTCTGAGATTGTAGGCTCTGCTATTGGAGTTTCTACACTTTGAGATTCTGGCATTTTCAATGCCTCTTCAACAGTTGTTGTTTCTTGTGTGTCTTCCTCCCTTGCCTTACGAGCATATTCTTCAAGTGCTTCTTGTTCTTCTTTTTCTCTCTGTTTAAATTTCTCGATTTGGTCTTCTGCTGGTTCTTCGTATTTCTTATTGAATTCTTCAAAACCCTCTACTTCTGCTGGATCAAATCCGTCTGTTAAATTATCTACTACTATTACTTCGTCTTCAGTTTTTTTTTGACCTTTTAGATCTATGTGCGGAATAGTGTTGTCTTCCTGGATAATCTCAACTGGTTTTTCTTCGGGTTTTGGTCTTTTTAAATTGAACGAGTCTAACTTGGATTGCCACTCGGCAAGTTGTTGTTCTGCTTCTTGTTTTGCCTTGTTGTTATTTTGCATCATCTCATTCCATTTAAGATCGACGCCCTCTTCGTCTGGTTTTTCAAGGTCGACTATCTCTTGTGGTTTTGGAGGTTCCGGTGGAAATCTTCTCATTAAACTTTGGTTGGCCGCGATCAATAGCAACACCGCAAGTGGATCAAACACCACTATCAATAATAATATCACCCATCTTACAGCCTTGCTTGTTTCGACATTGTCAGTTATGCCCCAGTCCACGGCAAGAGCGGCTATGTACTTCACAGGACCTATTTCTGCTTCTAGTGTCAGCATCTCTTTTTCTAGTGGTTGCTTTTCAACTATAAACAAGTCTATTCTGCCTTGGGATTCAAATATCTTTTGTTCTGCTATCTCGATTTCTTTTGTGAACTGTCCTTTATTGTCCTGGGATCCTGCCCTCATATTGGCAATAATTTCTTGTGCTTTTGCTATCTCAATTTTATGATCCTCTTTTAGTTCTGCTATTCTCTCCTGTGCTTCTTTCACCTTGATGGCAATCTGGGCACGTTCTTCTTTTTGTGATGCCTTCAATTCAGCGGCCGCTTTTTCTTCATTGAAGAAAGATTTGTTTGAAGTTAAAACATCACTGACATTTTTGTCTAGCACTTTCAACCTATCATTGAGGTCTCTCACAGTGTTGGTCTCGACTGCAAGTAGTGTTTTTAATTTTTCATTTGCATCTGCAATAATAGACTGTTGAACCTCTATGTCTCCTGATGCTGTTCCTGTGTCCCTGCTGATTGACTTTTCTGCCCTATTGATGATCAGTGTCTGCCTCTCAATGGACATCTTCTCGCTCTCTATCTTGTCCTCAAGTATGGTGATACGTTGTATTAGTGTGTCTGATGCAAGGTTCTGTTCCAGGTGTGCTTTGGATAGGAATCCAAAGATACCCATACTTGTAATCAAACTTAAAATAATGACCGCCGTCGTAAGATAGGTCTTGAGCATGAAAGGTGTAAACTTCCAGTTCCTATACAGCCAGGATGCTGTGATCAGTTTACCTATCTCCAACACTCCGCCCATTATTACAACAGGTACAAATGCACCCGGAAAGATGGTCGCAAGTCCAATTACAGAATAGAAAATTGCTACACCTGATATGGACAATGCCGATAGTAATGTAAGAATCGCGATAAACATTTTATAGATGTATTTACTATAACAGAGGTTGCCGATTTATGCTAGTGAATTGTTTGGTAATTATGCCGCGTTGTCAGTTGGTTTCTCTGCGTCACCAACAGAATCTGCTTCACCAATTCTTGTTACTGTGACTGCTTCGAAAATTTCACCATCTGCCTGTGGTGCCGAAACTGTTAGAGATTCAACAACAGGACCTCTGTCAACTGTGCCTGCTACATGAGTTGGATCATAGTACAACACGTTTTCAGTGTATGGACCTTTAATTGCATTAGCAATCAAATCTTTTAATACTGCTTCTTTACTTCCTAACGAAGTTGATCCGTCCATTGAAGTTCCTGAAGTTGGAATTGCCGAATCATTCTCGAAAAGTATGTTAAAGGTTAAACTTGTTGGTGCTGTGTCTTGGTCAGCACTTGAATCTGTCGCTATTTTTAATACTCTAAAGTTTGAGTAAGTTGCTAAAATCTGCAAAACTTTTTGAAATCTTACACCACCTCTTGCTAGGTTTAAACCATCATTCTTGTTAGTTGGAAGTGATGCGAAATCTTTGTATGAATATGGGTTAACTCCACCTGCTACTGCATTACCGTCTGTAGAAAGAAAGCCGCTTTGTGCGATTGATATATTGTATAAGTGGTGGTTCTCACCTGTATCGGAACCAACTCCGTGTGTATTAAATGGATATTCAGTTGAAGCCATATTTTAAATTCCTTTGTTAATGTACTTATTTATAACGATTATTTATAAAATGACCAACTTGGGGAACCAATATATTTGCAGGCATTGTTTGTAATATGCCGTTGTTTACCGTTCAACTTAATATATGCCTGATATGTACGGCAATAACCGCCCGATATTTGGTATGAGTGTATCACACGCACCTTACCGTTGGCAAGCCTCTTTTTGCTGTACCAACTCACTATCTTACCATTTGGTACCTCGTTAAGCATGAAGAATACCGCGGATTCGTGCAGTTTTTGTTCTGTCTTGTTTAGTTTGAATCTCATAAACTGCGTTTTCCTGAACAAATATGCTGGCATACTATATTTTAAATTATCGCCCAATAACCTAGGCTCTGGCATATCGCCTATTGTGCCTTTGTGTTCAGTGGGCATATTTCCTGCATACGCAGTAGCCGAGAACAGTAGGCTACTCAATACTATGATAACCTTGAACAATCTCATATCCCCCATCCATTTTATGACATGCAATCTGCCTTTGTGTCACTAATACTTCTCCTAAAGGCATATCCCAAGTGAACATCTGGCAACTGTCTGCAATGCCCATTCCATGCAAGAAATCCTTGGCACCATCATTGCAAACTACTTTTTCTTCTATTTTGCTTTCAATAATATTGCCCTGTTGGTCTACAACTCTTATTTGTGTTGTTTCAACATCACAATATTGATCCATCCATGGGCCACCCGCCTGTGCGGTGCTTACTGAAAAGATGATCATACCTACCGTTAGTAAGACCAAGGCTATGATATAATAAAGTGTTTTCATAGCCTATTGGTTCAATACTTTGTCTGCCGCTTTGTCGATAGTCTCGGTACTCATTGTTGCCGCCATCTTCAATTGTTTGATCTCTGATACAATAGTGGCCACATGGTCCTTACCTATTCTAACCATTACATAAACCCTGTAGGATTTATTCTTGGTAGTGTAGATAACTTGTCTGTCCACTTCGTAGTGTGTCACAAGTGTGTCATTGATCACATTGACAACAACGTCCTGCGATTGTGCAGTCACCGTCATTGACTCGTTAGTACCTGCTTCGTTTTTATTAATAGTGGTCCTGTTGTTCATCTCACCATTAATCCTATCAGCCAATTTACCTTTAGCCAATAGTGTAGCCTTCTTCACAGCCAACTCAAGATCAGGAGATACAGCCGATGCCGCCTCTTGATAATATTTTTTAGTTGTGTGTGGATATTTCACATACCATTTAGGTACTTTGTTGATCACACCGTTTTTTGTCATATCCGACTTCATCGAATACGTAGAACATTGTGCAACAAGTAAACCTGCGAAAAGTATAAGAAATAATTTGCTTATGTTTTTCATGTTGTCCTTATTTGTTAAGTTTTGCAAACTGCTCTGATATGAAGTTAGATACTCCAGCAACATTAAAGTCATTGCTGAACTGTGCCCAACCGTCACCTATCATCGGATATACCGCAAGGAAGATTGCAAATAGTATTATTAGTCTAATCATAATACAATTATAGCAGAATTTCCAAATACGTCAACCGTAGTTGATCTTGCTAGAATGGTTGATTTTATTGACTTTTATAGCAGTGTTTTGATAAATCCTATGCCGTCTATGGCCAAATATACCAAATACATCACGGTGAAGCCAAAACTTTTACGGCTGAAAGCACCATACATTAGAAAACAGGTTGCAACCAAGAAAAAAATATAGGCAATAAACATTGGTGGATTTGGTGAATACCACATCAGGATCAAAGCGGCCATTACATTTGATGCCATTCCTATAACTTCTGCAAAGAATCTTTTAGGATTTGATCTATAATCCTGTTTAATCCATTCCAAAGTTGATTTTCTACCTATTCTGGCCATTATCTTAATTGTGTCTCACTCTTCCATTGTGACTTTTTACCTTTAGAACCACATGCTCGACGACAGATGTAGAAAGGAGTTTCTGTGACCAGTCGTGCTTTGTATTCTCGAAAAAGTTCTTTGTTGTCATAATCTCGTATATCGCTATGTAATTCTAATCCAACCTTATTCAAATATGCTTCTGCCATGTGACAGCAAGGCCAATACTTACCGGTGTAATCAAGGAACACACTAGAATCTCTATCTTTCTCACAAATAACATTTCTGCCATAAGATGGAGGTTGATAGTCTTCTGCTGGCATTAGTCCCAAGTTCTTTGTGTAGGTATCCCATCTATCAGTTTCCTTTGATCTGAACCACGTGAATCCCATTTTGTCTGCCTGCTCTTTTGCTTCTTTCACTTGATGTTTGTTGTGTTCAAAAACTAACATATCCCAATGAGCACTTGCTCCTGTTGAAATAAATGCACTTGTATTTTCAATAACCTTTTGCCATTGAACATTCCTACGATATAGATGATTGGTATCATCCAATCCATCAATACTGAACACACAATAATCTAAAGCACCGTTTAGTAGGCGTCCCAATTTACTCCACCACTCCGTTGTTTTTAATCCTCCATTACTATTCAGTCCGACAACCAACTTTGAATTGTGCGATTTGAAATAGGCGATGATGTCGAGTAGTTCGGGTGCCGAAGCAGGATCTCCTACATTGCCGCAAAAAAATACCTTATCAAGTGCTTTAATCTGTTTGGGTGTAATATTCTTTTCGAACCATTGCAAAGGCAGACTCTTTAGTCGAATGTATGGATTAACCATTTTCCCATAAACATTCCTTGCACACATGGGACATTCTGCATTACAGAGGCTGGTTGGTTCTATATGTATTTCTTTGACATTGTCTAGCATGACAATACTTAATGCTATTTGTTACCCTTCATCAAAGTAATTTCTTTGGCACCTTCTTCGTCCCAAACAGGAACAAGATTACTCTTGTGCATAAGACCTATGCCAAGTAATTTTCTCTCACCTGAATAAGCCTGTGGCTGTGGTTTTTTGCCGCCAGCGACCGGAATCTTGTCACCGGTCTTAGGATGGTTGGGATCTGGTTTGTACTCGGGTATGTCATATCCCTTGAAGTTCTTTGTTCTTTGTTTAAGTGTGTAGTTGTCGAGACCTTGCGACTGCAACCATTCTTCGTGGTTGGCTTGTGCCTCACGATTTCTTTTTGAATTTTCTATCTTGTGTTTTATTCTTTTAGGTAGTTTCAATTGAATAAATCCCATTCTTAAAGTATATATTTAAGGCAGTCTATTGTCAACTATCGCTTGAAGTATTATTTCAGCATATTCAGGATTAGTGCTCCATGCACTCATTCTTACCATTAATGCTCTATAATCCCATTTACCGGTATCTATTTGTTTTTCTCTTTCTTTTCTGAACTCTTTGTATGCCGGGTGCCTGTTTAAAATATCAATCATGTCCTTCACTGACTTACATTTTGTAATATATTTCTTAACACCCCACGGTGCGTCCATATTACCTTTTGCTTTCATGTGTGGAACATTTTTTAGGTCCCAGGTCCTTACACCGAATAGTGCATTACCTTCCTTGGCGAACCTACTTGTACCCCATCCAGATTCAACACCTGCCATTGCAATAATGATACTTGTAGGAACTCTACTCAATCTATCTGTTGTGTAATTCAAATATTGTACACACTTCCTCGTAGATTCTAAAAATGTTTCTTTATCAACATATTCAAATTCTGGTTCTTCCAAACCCAAAAGATGCACCTCACTCAATTCTTTTTTGTGAAATTGGTCTTCTAGTTTCTCAACTGTCCATGGATTAGGATAAAATGTTCCGCCAACGAATGCACCACCGATTATAATGGCACTGACGACCAGTGTTCCAAATATCCATTTTATATATGTGTTCTTACTCATAATTTTTAAGAAGGGAGGTGGACCGAGATTTTATTGCATTGGCCTATTTGGCGCTTTTGATACTCGAGTCCACTTACTTGTGGTCCCCCTAATTTATACTGCAACCTTTTGCTCTGTTGCTGTCGTTTCTGTTTCTGCATCAGAATATTTCTTCTTATATTCTGCTTCGGCATTTCTCATCGCATTATTCCAATCAGCCTTTGATAGACCTGTAAATCTCGTGATAATACCATCAGACATGATCTTGAAAGATCCACATAACTTATGAGATCCATCTTCTGCAATTTTGTGTACAACACCTGTTGCTTTGCCATCGGCATTTTCTCTGCCCATGATGTACATATAGTTGCCTGATCTGCCTCTCCATTTGTTATTTGTCTGCGTGTCCTCTTGGCATCTAGATCTAAACTGATCCATAACCAATTGTGCTTTTACTGAACATTTGTACATATTCTTTCTCCTATTTGTTACCACTATTATAACAGGTAATGGTAAACAGTCAACCTGGTAAAAACTCCATAAATTGGAAAGATTTACTCATGGATGTCTATTCTTTTGATATTTTTTGCTAATGCCGACCATATTACATCAGCAACAGTGTCTGGTTTTATCGACTTCTGCAAATCATTTTCGGTCCTGCTTTCCAAAACACCAGGATTTATTTTGATAAATGTGGTGTCCTTGTAAAGGTTATCTAAAAGATCTACCAGTCTATCCAAATAAGTTTTGCTTGATGCATATACGACATTTGTATTTTTAAGGTCATTAACTACAACCGAACCTATTACAACCACGTGTCCTTTTTTATTTTGTTTTAGATATTGTTTCAACAACAATGTTGCGCCTGTGCAATTAACATCTATGGTATTTTTTATGTAGTCGGCATCTACACAGTCTTCTTCAAATGTAAAATTTCGTCCATGCCTCATACCGGCGCCGGCTACAAATATCAAACAGTCAAAATTTTTGAAGTTGAAGTTATCAATACTTGCAGGCGAAGTTAAATCTAGTTCCTGCCTAGACGGGCAAACAAAGTCGTGTTCTTTTGCTTTGAGCAAACATTGTCCGATCAAACTGGTTGCGCCTATTAATAGTATTCTTTTCATTAGTTAATTTTATTATATTGTTTGCAAAGGTGTATGTAAACCTTTTCCCAATATTTCTGGAACCATGGGTCCTTTGCAGTAATCATCATTTGGTAAGCATTGTTTACCAATCTATCCTTACTCGGCAAGAACTTTTTGGCCAAAGGCGTCATTTCAAATTAGCCAGTATCTCGGCTTCTTTCCTTTTTAGTTTTTCTGCTTTGATCCTTTGTTCTTCTTCTACTTCTTCCTTGGACTTAACCTTTTCTGGCTCTAAATTTTTTGGAGCCTCTATTGGCAATCCTGCGTTGTCGAACCATCTACCATCTGCAGTGACCGTGCATCGACTGTAAAAACTCTTGTTCTCCCTCGTCATTGGATCTTTGTTAGAAATCAATCTCCGTTTAGTGTATAACTTTCCTTTGTAAGTTGAACCGTCTGCTTGTAATAACCTTGCACCCCCAACAAATATACTGCCATATACCCTATCAATCATTACATATTCTTCTCCATCCTCGTCCTTTCTCTTTTTTGCCCTTTTGTATTTTGCCGGCAGTTCGTGGATACTTGGTGAAATGGATGTGTAAAATCTGTTTGTAAATGAATGTACTTTTGGTTCTTCTTTGGTAGGGCCAACACCACTGCTATCTGTGATTTTGCCTAGTCCTTCTAGTAATTTTTTTGTTTTATCGCTTGGCATATTGTTTAGCATACCACCAGTCCGTTATCGACTCCAGCCTCGCCGCTTTTGGCTATAATCCATCATCGACGTAGAGCGTCTCCAATAAGATTTACAAATGAGCACTGGCACCTTACCGGCTCTGGTGGTCCGCTGTCCTAATTATACTACAATTTGGTTATTAGTCAACCTTGTTTGTAAAATTTTTTCACTGCTTCAATTATTGTAGTGACTTCCTCATCAGAAAAGAACGGTGAAAGTGGTAAAGTTGCTGTGTTTGATATCATTTTCTGAGTGTTTGGCATCGGTGTACCATCGCCAAATACAACATTCCAGTCGTCAAGAAATGTCACCTGTGCGTCAACTCCTTGCTCATGCATAAAAGCAATAAATTTATCTCTGTTGTCTAATTCAAACGGCAATTTGAAGTATCCGCTGTCGCAGTAATTTGTTTTAATAAAACGCAATGGGCAATCCGACAATTCATCTTGTATCCGTGTGGCAATTTTTTTCCTTTTTTCTTGCCATTCTTTGTAGTGTTTCATACCAACATAAAGCATTCCGCATTGTAGTTCCTGCGGTGTGCCTCTGAATCCTAACATTTCTGTTTTGTTGTTCCTGTTTTCACCTGCCTTGCCTTGATTGATGACACAATCAATTCGATATGCGATGTCATCGTCGTCGGTTCCTATTGCACCTGCAAAGCCTCTTGTTCCTAGTGGCTTTTGCCCACCAAATGCAAAAGTGCTGACATCACCAAAATATCCGTCGGTTCTTCCTTTGTAGGTTGCTCCTAGTGCCTGGCTACAATCTGCCACTACTTTGCCTTTGTACACAGATGCCAACTTATCATAGTCAACCACGTTGCCGAAGTAATTTACCAACATCACTGCATCACAGTCTGAAGGTATTTTTTCTATGTCTATAAAAAAATTATCATCACAGTCAACAAAAACTGGTTTGCTAAATGCTTGGTACTGGTTAACGCAGGCCGAATAATTCCAACTGCTTACTGCAACTTTCTTATCAAATAAGTCGAGGGCATATATGGCCGCCGTAATGGCACCGGTGCCGCTGATAGTCATGTACATATGCTTTCTTCCTGTAATTTCTTTAAGTTTTTCTTGGCACTTTTCTGTGTAAGGTCCACTGAAATCATAGCCATTCAGCATGATGTCCTTATAGACATCGTCATATTCTTTTTGGAGTAATTTGTACTGCTGGGTCGGACGTTTTTGACGTATCATCGAGAATACTTATATTATGCTTTGATCCCTAGCATAGCGAAATGGCCATCCAGTGTGTGCTTCTGCATGTCAATAACACGTCCATCAACACTTCTAATAGTTTTAGTATAACCTGCAGATTGATATCTTCGGAAAGGATATTGCCAGTTGCCAGACTGTTGCCAGTCACCTTCTAGTAGATGTTTATCGGAGTCGCTGATAATACACAAAGGCATTTGTAAGGCCTGCTCGGCAGTAATAAAGCCGTGCAAATATGCGTTAATAATTTTGTTCTGGGGGATCACGTGTTCTAGGTGCTGTTTGCCTTCTATGTCATCTGCACGATAATGGTATCCCATCGGGGCCAATTGTTTCTGCATGGATCTGATGTACAAAGTCAAGGATGTCTTGATATGTTTTTTTGTAGCCTGACTCCACGCATCATTAAACAGATCCGATTTCATGCTGTCTATGTATTTCGATAGTTCGGCCACTGCTGGCTTTGTTTTAGACTTGAACGTTATCTCTGGAATATTTTTAAGATTTTGGTAGTTTATCATGAAACTGCTCCCTAGTGATATTTGGCATTAATTCTAATTCAACTGCATCTGCTCCCCAATCATAATGGTCTTGCACAGTTGCATCAATCATGTTCAACGGAAGACAGAGCCACCAAGTCTCAGTTTTATTGTTTTTGGTGACTCTCATCTTATATACATATTCTTCAAGCATTAACATATTTCTTGAAGGCTGTTTGTGCTTCTGACTCTGGTGAGATATTGCTGTCTTTCAGTCCAACATTTACTTGTTGAATGAAACTTGGTTCGAACCCTTCTGGCACTTCTGCCTCATAGATCTCTTTCAGAACATGAGCCATTGCCACAGGTGCGTCCCATCCAGTACCGTTTGCGTGTTGCCATTGCCTCTTACTGGCAGTGTGTATTAGTGTTGCACTTGCACACACAGATTTAGTTGCCAACAATAATTGTTTCATCCAATCGTCCGGCAACCTGTGCAACCTGCCCGCCGACAATTCATACTGTTTCATAAGACCAATAAACAAACCTTGATTGATCTCTCCACCTGGCTCGTCCGGAAACACTTCCTTGATTGCCTTCAAAGCATTGGTTAGTCCATCCTTTCCGGACATCTTCATTCCCTTGTAGGCATAATCAAAATGTGAAAAATAATGATCATTTGGTCCTTTCTTGTTTGCACTGCTTCTTACCCTTTTTGGTTCGAGATCAATGCCAACTTGATCAAAAGCGTCTTGCACTTGCCTTGCGATCCAAGGCCTGCTATCAACTTCTTCTTCGCCCATTTTATATCTGTGTAATAGGACTCTATGGATCTCCTCTGTACCTGCCCTTAATATACCTGTGTCATTTACTATTTCGAAAGCAATGGCATCAAATGCCGGTTCATCGGTTTCAACTATCGTAACCGGAATGCTCTTGAAACCTAACAATGCCAGGCTTACTGCTCTGTGTTGTCCGTCAAAAATGTAAAGTGTTTTGCTATCGGATCTTCTCACTGCCGACACAGGACAGCACACTCTTGGATCAAACTTCCGCATAATATTCATAACGTGTCCTGCACGTACATCTCTCTGCACAGAGTAATTAAATGCGAAATCTTCTAAGGGGTGTGCTTCAGTGCCCAGTGGCAGACTGAATCCTTCTTCCAATTTGTTGTTGAGATTAATTTTTGCTTCTTCGTACCTTTTTGTCCAGTTTGGCACGTCTTCTGGTGCTTCTCTTTTGACTTCATCAACGACGTCAAGAAGCGTTCTTACGTTTTCCATATTTTTCTCCAATTGTTTAATATGATGTATCTCTAGAAAATGCCAACAATAGGCTGTATCTAAAAATACAAAAGTATTATAACACAGAAATAGATTTTTGTCAACGTAGGCGTTTTTTACCTAATAGATCTCTTACGGTATCCTTGCAGGCGTCGTGCCAGAATTTTCCAGATTCTCTCAATGAGTCGTTAGCAGTTCGCAATTTTTCCATTATACGTTCTATTTGCTTATGCTTTGCTTCTGAAAGTGGCTTGTCGTTTTTTTGTGCCCTATCCAATATATCAAGAATTTTGTCTATGTCCGGACAAGTGATATCCGGCACCTTTGGTGCTTTCTTACGTATCTTGGACCAATAGTTAGTCCGCTTTTGTGCTGATTTGAATAACATGACCACCCCCTTGACAATATTATTTAAATCCTTAGGCTATGGAGTTCTATTAGTGTTTTGTGATTACCCAAGCACGGTGATAATAATCATCTATGTTGCGTTGGATCAATGACTTTGCCAGTTCCGAGGCTTGTTCCTCGTTGCTGTAAGGTCCATACTTTGTCTCTGTTTTATGATCTAATGTGTCTATGTCGTTGGGATCCTTGTGTGTCCCTTCAACTACCCAATATCTGTTTGTGACTTTGCCCATTATAAAAGTGTGACACAACCAAAAATGAATGCTGATGTGTAGACTAAAAGTATTGTCCACATCAATCTGCTCATTTGATTCCGTGTTTCTCTTCGTGTTTCCTATGGCCTTTGTGACTGCCCATGTAGTAGTCACCTGGTTCATAGTCCCATGGCTTGCCGTGATGTCCACGCACATCTGCAATCCACATTCTTAATTTAACTAATAATTTTACTAACGGGTTGTGATTTACTCTCATTACCTGCCTAACTTTTTCTTTCTACCAATTGGTAATTGTTGTTCCTTGACGAAAACCTCCCCGTTCTTCGTCGTCCACTCAATAGTTACCATCTTGGCTTTAGAATTGCCCTGAAATGACTTCACGGCCTTCTTGAAAGAAAGAGCTTCAACATCTTTTGTCTCTGTCCCATCATCAAATTTGAAAATTCTATTTTTTGGCATATACTTCTAATTATACACATTGTTGACAAAAGGTCAACTCTGTGCTTAAATATTATTTGTAAATGTTGATCAAGATGAAATAAACATTTCGGACGTCGGGGCAGTACCGACCACCTCCACCAATTTATTACTTGGTGGCCTATGTAATCCCTTCCGGGGGTGAACTAGATTCGACGGGTGTGTAAAGATCTTGGGAGTTTGCGGTGATGGCACTGACCTAAACAGGCCGTTTTTAAATGCAAACAAAAGAGCATTAGGGTTTGCTGACCTAACAGTCAGTATGCCTGCATTGAGATTAGCGGCGTAATAACCAATAATTTCAGGGGTTTGGCCCACCTTGCAACAGAACGGGCCACTTTTTGTAAATAGTTTTATGTTCGAAATGTTTGCAATTATGTGTTTAACATCGTGGCCTGATGATATAATGACCAGTGTTGTTGACTGCACAACCTATTACGAAGATCCACCAAAAATATACAAAACTGTAGACGAATGCAATCTAGCCTCATATAAAAAACTTGAAGAAACTATAGACGGATTTTATGAGATGCGTGTGGATTTCAAATCTATACAAGTAGGTTGTAGCAAGATTGATAGTTAAGTTAAGCCTAACTTAAGGTACTGCTGGCCTCGTTAAGATCAAGTGCCTGTTGAACCTTATCCCTATCATGCTGATTCAAGTTATTGAGTAGCCTATTACTTTGATCGAATATGTCTCTGTTGGCTGTGTCTAGTGCCAATTGTTCACAGCATTTTGTTATCTGCTGTGCGGAGGTCAGTAGATCAAATCCTTTGGTGCTTATTCTGTCATCACGTTTGGCCTTGTTGGCAACCGCGTCCAAATCCAAGTGATCCACAACGTCGGGCAGTCCACTACTTGCCAACACTTGGTCTATGATCGCACTCTTGTCTGAGTCTGTGGTAGCGTTGTAGAGTGGATTCAGAGATGCTTGGTTTCCCTGGTATTCGGTAAAGTAAGTTTGCCAATTAGTGTTCTGCGCCACCTTTGCCATTAATTCTCGTAGATCGTCATCATCTGCCAAACCAACATAGGATTGATATTCCGATACATTTTTTAGATAAGTTCGTATTCCAGAAATATTGCTTTTTTCAAGTTGCACCTGCACATTTATTTCTTCTCTGATTGCAATCAGATCGGTTGTAGGATCTCCTGTAATTTCTGTGATACGAGTATTTAGGGTGGAGAACATTGTAACAATAGAGTTTACTCTGTTGTCCAAACTTTGCTGGAAGTCTGTGGAGTCATCTGTTATGGTTGTAAGGAAAGTTCTTAAGTTATAATTCGCCACGGATGCGTTTGTGATGGCCAAATTCAAAGCACTTGTTCTCCTTGAATTAGTATCAATCAATTCCATAATCCTTTTTAATCTTGTAAACACAGGCGCCGAACTGTCTTCGGTTTCTGAAAATATATTGTTTAAGGTGCCCAAGTGATCATTTACTGATCTTGCTTTGTCCTTGGCAGGTACTCCGTATAAACTTGGTATCAAGGTCTGTAAAGATTGTACAGAGCTCAATATTTCCAAAAAATCTCCTTGTCCGTTATCCAACGTACCTGTTATTGCAGGATCTCCAGGTATGATCGATCCATCTAAAATACTGTTTGTGTGCCTCACAACGTCGTTTAGGTACCGTCCAATTTGTAGGTGAGGTTGGGCGTTGTATATAGTTTCTAGTGCGTCATTTTTTTGTGTCTGCGTTAAGACAGCATTGTCGTGTATTGCTTCATCAACGGCAAATTGAGAAAGAATAAATTGATGTCCATCGTCTTTGTCAACTGCCTTGATGTCATTGATTGCATTCTCTACGGCCTGGTTACTGAAATCAGGATCTGAATTTACGAGAGATGATAAGCCTTTGTTTACTGTCATTTTTATCCGTTTGCGAACACGTTTGGTGAACCCTGTATCATACTTCCTAGGTCAGCACTATCACCTACCCGTGCGACCGGAACGCCTTGCACAAACACGTTTGGTGATCCTCTTCTTATTGATGCACCATGCATTTTACAACACGTGGTCTTACCACATGGCACTAAGATAGTGTGCCTAATTAATGAGTCACCTAGCCTTAGGAATGATATTCCATTTCCGAACACAGAATTCTGTGAGGCAATGCACCCTATCGAAGGAGTACAAAGGTGTCCTGTCCTTGCTCTGTCTACTCTGTTTCTTGACATTCGTGGCATATGGATATTTATTGCCGACAAAAAGTGCTATGTTTTCTTGTTGCGGAGATGTATTGCGTCGGGTATCAGCCGTGGTTTTTCTGTCCAACCAACTACCGGAGCCAGTATCAGGAAGTAGGCAAACCAGTACGCAGTGCCAATCCTGCTTAATAATATCCAGCCACCTTCTGCTGGCATGGCTCCACAATACATCAATAGGAAGAAGTCACCAACTAGAAACCAAGTGAACTGTTTCCATATTGGCCTATATATGGAAGATCGTATTTTAGATGTGTCCAACCATGGCAGTAAGGCCATCACCCCAATAGCGGAAACCATTGCAATGACACCACCCAACTTATCTGGTATCGCCCTCAATACAGCATACCAAGGCAAGAAGTACCATTCAGGAACAATGTGGGCAGGTGTCACCAAAGGATTTGCTTCTATGTAGTTGTCAGGGTGCCCTAATATGTTTGGCACGTACATCAAGAATAGCATAAAAATTAATAGGAAGACCAAGAAAGCGTACATGTCCTTCATAGTCACGTATGGATGAAATGAAACTGTATCTCGTGTGTCCTTGGGTTCTACGCCTGTAGGATTGTTTGAACCTGTCATATGTAAAGCAATGACATGAAACACTACAACCAAAACAATTATAAATGCAATCAGCCAGTGTAAAACGAATGCTCTGTTTAGAAATGCATCTCCCACTGCATAATCTCCCCATAGCAATGTTACAATGGAATCACCAACAAGTGGAATAGCACCAAATAAACTTGTAATTACTGTGGCTCCCCAATAACTCATTTGTCCCCACGGTAAAACATATCCAAGGAAAGCAGTTGCCATCATTAAAAAGTATATAATAATTCCAAATATCCACATCAGTTGTCGCGGTTCTTTGTAAGAGCCAAAATATAATCCGCGGAACATATGTATATAGACAGCAATGAAAAAGAACGATGCCAAGTTCATGTGTGCGTACCGTATCAGCCAGCCACCGTTTACATCTCTCATGATGTGTTCGACACTAGAAAATGCTTCTGCCACACTTGGCTTGTAGTGCATACCTAACACCAGGCCAGTGGCAATTAATCCTAGTAATGTAAATGTTAGAATAGCACCAAAACTCCAAAAATAGTTTAGGTTCTTTGGCACTTGGAAGTCAAGATATTCATGCTTGAACATTCTAAATATCGGTAGCCTGTTGTCCAACCATCCAAGCGGTCCGGTGAAAGGCGATGTATTATCTTTTACCTTATTGGTATGAACAGGTTTGTAATCCTTATTATCCATATGTAGATCTTATTAAAGTTTAAATTTGCTAAACTGGCCTTTTTTAACATCTTGCTTGATGCCACCAACAATGTAGGATTCTACTTCAGTCTCTTGTGGTGCCACCTGCATACCTTTTGATGATAGCCAGTGCTGTGTCCATGGCAGTGGGTTAGTGCCTGCCGGTTGATCAAATATCGGATCATATCCCAATGCTTTTAATCTCTTGTTTGCTGTCCATTCCACGTAGTTGCCTAGAAGTTTTTCATTTAGTCCGATAATAGAACCATCCTTGAACAAGTGTTTTGCCCATGCCTTCTCTTCTTCAACACAGTCTTTGAACATCTGTATCACAGTTTTTTCTGTGCCTTTGATTGCTTTGGTCATTTCTGGATCATCGCCCTTGTGCCATGCTTTTATTACGTGTGTGGACAAGTTCAAGTGTGTTGCTTCATCTCTTGCGATAAGCGAAAGTATCTTTGCCGAACCTTCCATCAGTTTAAGTTCACCAAATGCAAAAGTACAAGCAAATGATATGTAAAATCTCAAACCTTCTAACAAGTTCACTGTGTTCATTGCTAGGTATAATTGTTTTTTCAATTCAAGCATATCAACTTTTTTGCCAACCGCGTAGTCTAGTGCCATGGCTCCGAACTTATCATACTCGCCAGTGACTGATTTTGCTCTCTTTAAAATTTCTTTGTCGTTTACAATAGTGTCAAATACTTCCGTTGGGTCTGGATACACATTCTTCATTATGTGCGTGTATGATCTTGAGTGTATTGTTTCGAAGAAGTCCCAAGTAACAATACATCCTTCCAGTTCAGGATTTGAAACATAAGGCAGGAACATAAGGCTGGGTCCTCTGCCCTGCACACTGTCCAATAGTGTTTGATATTTTAGATTACTTGTGAATATGTGTTTCTGTTCAGGCCTAAAAGTTTGAAAGTCTGCTCTATCTTTTTGCAAACTTACTTCTTCTGGTCTCCAGAAATAACCAATCATTGTCTGGTTCAGTTTATCGAACTGTGGATACTTGAATTGATCATATCTTTGTACCCCACCGTCCTCGCCAAAGAACATAGGCTGTTTAGTAAAGTCAACTTTGCCCTGGTTAAAAACTGTTTTTGTCATAATAATTCTTTAATGTTAGATTGTACAGGCTTCGCACTCACCGTCGTCTGCGGTACTACTTATCTGTTGTTCAACATTTTCAGGTTCTAAGATGACGTCCTCTCCTTCATCATCTTCTGCTGTTCCTATGCCTGCAGGTTGCACATCTTCTTCTTCACCTTTGAAGTCATAAGTGTTTTGATAATAACTTGTTTTCCAACCATATTTGTAAGCAACCAACATGTCTTGTGCCATTGCAGACAATGGTACTTCATTATTTTCATAGTGTAATGGATTATAACTCCAGTTGCCTGATATCGCTTGATCAAAATACTTTTGCATCATTGCCACGACATTAATATATCCTTCGTTGCTAGGCATATCCCAGAGTAATGTATAGTCATTTTTAAGTTTTGGAAAACCAGGTGCTATCTGTTTCAATGGACCTTTTTTACTTTTCTTAATCTGCAACATCGCTCTTGGTGGTTCTATGCCGTTTGTTTCGTTACTGACAACGGAAGAACTTTCAGATGGCATTTGTGCAGACAATGTGCTGTGTCTCAGACCATACTTCGCTATGTCTTTTCTTAATGACTCCCATGCCATACGTTGTTTGTGTGGCACAATTTCGTCTACTTCTTTTTTGTAATGGTCTATTGGCAGTTGACCATCTGCATATTTTGTTCTAGCGAAACCTTCACATTTGCCTTTTTCTTTTGCAATATCGCAACTTGCTCTCAACAGGTAATATTGAAATGCTTCAGAAAGTCTGTCTACAAGTTCCCATGCTCCTTTTTCATAATACTTTACATTATTCTTTGCAAGGTAGTGTGCAAGACCAATGTAACCAATACCAAGACTTCTTCTTGCTTTTGTGGATACTTCGGCCGCCTTCACTGGATAGTCTTGGTAGTCTATTATTTGCTCCAGAGCCCTAACACTTAAATCACAGATGTTTTCTAATTCATTTAAATCATTCAATGCACCAACGTTTACAGCAGAAAGAATACAAAGTGCTATCTCACCTTGGTCATCGTGTATATCTTGTATTGGTGTTGTGGGCAGTGTAATTTCTTGACATAGATTACTCATTGACACTTTATCTTTGAAACTGCTGTGCGAATTACAATGGTCTAAGTTCATAATATAGATACGGCCTGTCTCTGCTCGTTCTTTTAATAAATCAAAAAACAAATCCTGTGCCGCAACTTTTTTCTTTGGAATAGTTTTATCTGCTTCGTATTTTAGATACAAGTCATCGAATTCGTCTGTTCCAAACGCTTCATACAATCCAGGAGCCATGTGTGGAGAGATCAATGTGATCTCTTCTTCGTTCATAAATCTCTCATAGAACAGTTTAGAAATTTGTATTGAGTAGTCCATACGTCTCACTCTGTTGTCTTCTGTACCTTTATTGTTTTTCAATACAAGGATGTCTTCAATCTCTGGGTGCCATATAGGAAAGTGAACTGTTGCGTTTCCGCCACGCACACCATTTTGTGTACAACATCTCACAGTTGATTCGAATTTTTTTAGGAACGGAATGACTCCAGTGTGTTGAACCTCCCCTCCTCTTATTTTAGAATTGATTCCTCTGATACGTCCTGCGTTTATTCCTATGCCTGCTCTTCTGGCAACATATAAACCTATGGCCATGTCGCTTGAAAAAATACTTGGCAATGTGTCATCACTGTCCACTAGAACGCAAGAAGCAAATTGCCTGATAGGAGTTCTCACACCTGCCATAACAGGAGTGGGTATGTTAATTTTGTGCAATGATATTGCATCGTAATATTTTTTTACATATGACATCCTGGTCTTTGTAGGATAGTCTGCGAATAGTGTTGCCGCGATCATCATGTACATGTCTTGTGGTGTCTCATAAAGTTGACCTGTGCTTCTGTCTTGTACAAGATACTTGTCACATATTTGTCTTAGGCCTGCATAAGTGAATTTTAAATCTCTGTCTCTTCTGATCCATGTATTGAACTTCTTTAATTCTGTTTTTGTGTACTTGTCTAGTATGCCTTTGTCATAGACGCCAAGTCTAATATTCCTTAAGATTAATTTCAATAATGGAATATATTCATACTGACCGTGTGCCTCTTTCCTCACATCATAAGATAAAAGTCTTGCCGCGGCATATTGATAGTTTGGTGCTTCGAGACTGATAAGATCATTTGCTGATCTTACTAAAACGTTTTGTATATCTTTGGTTGTCATTCCGTCATAGAATTGTATGTTGGCGTTCATTTCGATAAGAGAACTAGAAACTCCGGAAAGACCTTCGCAGGCCTCTTCGACTACAAAATGAATTTTGTTAATGTCAAGATTTTCTAGCCTCCCATCTCGTTTCTGAACTTGAATCGTAGATGAGTTTGTGTTTGGCATAATTGTTTTATAATTTTTTGTTTTGATTTTTGTTTTTGTTGTGTCCATATTTATCTAAATCCTGCTTATCTACTTTTTTGTTGTCTTTCCTGTCACCTTCATACGATAAAAATCACCACGTCGTTTTGTGTTTTTATTATGTACTAATATTAAGATAAAAAAACTTTTTTGTCTAGTGGATAATAGATTATTCTATACACAACTTTGAATTTAAGTAGTCGATTAAGTACTGCTCAAAATGTTTATATTCAGTTGCTCCATGATGGTTTGCATATGGATGGACTCCCACACGCTTATTTTCAGGTAATTTGTTATACATAAAGTGATTACCACAAAAAGAAAATAAATCAATAATGTTTTTATTATTTTTAATAAGGTCCAGTTTAGTAAATCCTTGGTAACCTGCCAAATGTTTCTCTTCAAAGTTGTTTACCATGTCGCACATCAAATACTCTATTCCGTTTGCTTCGAAGAACGATGCCAATGATATTATTTCAGTAAAAATCTTGTCCCAATATGTTCTGACGTTTGGAATGCAACCATGATAGTATGGTACTAACTTTTTTAATTTATCTTCAGACACGTTTTCTAGATCGATACGGTCTAAATCAAGATGGGGTTCTTCTAGAAGAGGATGCCATGTGCCATCCAGGGTGTCGTCCTCTTTGGCTATTGCCATATCCCATCTGTGGGCATAAGTTATCGGAATAATAGCAAACCTAGGTTTGCCATTTTGTGCTACCCATTCGATAGTAGATCTTAATGTTCGAGCAAATCCGGTGCCGACTTTACCAATGTTGACAATTTTTGAACAACCTAAATGATTTTTGAATTCTTCGCTGACATTCCAAATACGTGCAAAACTGCAACCATTTATTAACAATGTCATTTTATTACACTAATATCTGTACTTGATATTCCATGGTAACGTCTGTGCTTGAATCAGACGTTGTTGTGAATTGCACACGAAGAGTGTCGTTGCCTGCGGTTGAGTCACCGTCCGAACTTTTTGCTGTCAAAGTTGTACCGACATCCGACGTTTCCTCGTAGTCGTCGTTGAACGTGCAGATCTCACCTGCCGCACTTATAGTGAACACTCCTGTTCTGTACTTTGCTCCGCGGTTCATTTTGTAAGTGATCCTAACACCTTTGTCAAGAAAGCCAGGAAGATATATTCCTGTATCGGTGGCCGTCGATGTGTTGTCTGCTAAAGTAATCTGTCTTACTGCTTTTGTGTGTATTGCTATACCCTGCACCTCAGGTGGAGTATTAGAAGGTTTTGTGCTGTCTCCAAAGTCTGTGTCCCGAAGATCAGTCCTTTCGAAAAAGTCCATAATAGAACTACACTCATCTTGGTCATATTGAATGACAGGCACTTCGTGTATGCTATCCACACCTTCGAAATTATTTGCAACAGTCTTCGCATAAAAATTACCATGCGAAATAATATTTCTCGATGGTGCTTCAACAGATTGTTTTGCCTTCACATAGATCGCTTGTTGCGATATACTGCTCCAACTACTTCCTGTGAACTGCACATCTCTAGGTCCAACACTCATACCATTTGTGGTTGAACTATCCCATTCGTCACCAATGATTGCACCATAGTATCCTATGCTGAAATCACAGTTATGAAATCTAACAGTCGTAACGTCAAAACTCATGTCAACTAACCTAGCAAATTTTGTAAATTGGCAGTTGTGAAAATATACATTAGAACATTGCAATGCATTTGTGGACCTTACCGTGATACCTTTGTTTGCAGACACATCAGCACCACCTGATGAGTACGCACCTTGAAACTTACAGTTTTCAAAATATAAATTAGTTGCACTGTCAATCGACATACCCGAACCACTTGCATTTGTATTCTTGAATGTCATGTTGCTGAATTGGATTTGCGTAGGTGTTGTGGCACTTGAAGCACCTATATTTAGGTACCCATTACCGTCGTCATCTTCTGTCACCATTATAGCACTTGCACCGGACATTTCAATTATTGTTTTGTCGTGTCCTTCGCCAATCAAGTGTGCGTATGGCGGAATGGTTAATGTCGTATCAATCTTGTAAATTCCTGCTGGAAAGAATAATGTTCTCCTTGCTCTTGTGTCATCTTGGTCTGTGTCTGAATATAATTCGTCTATTGCTCTTTGGATTGCCGCGGAGTCGTCTGTGCTGTTGTCACCCTTGGCGTCAAACTGTTTTACATTTGCATAGTCATCTAATCTTTGTTGCACAGTTCTTGTGACTGCACCTGAGGCACCTGTAGTGATTGGAGTCGAATCTCCTAAGTATCCTTTGTAGGTATAAGTCGCCGCAGTGGTAAATCCTGAACTGCCCGATACCATGATCTCTGTATTGCCAACAGCAGGTGCGCCGTCAGCCACTGTGCCGTTTCCTATAAACAATCTCTGTTCGTCAATCACCCATCCTAACTCACCCGCCGCAAGTTGTGGTAGATCGGTTCTTTTTCCGCGTCTGTGCTGTATTCTAGATATCTGTACTATCGGCATATGTTGTTATTTATTACAGTATAGACTTGTAGTATTGTTCCAATTTGGCGTACCATTTACCCACCCACTGATCGTAGTTGTCTATTTCGAATGTTTGATATTCGTTGGCCTGTGTGCAGATAAAGATACGACCAGTCTTAATCTGTGTGTCGTATTGTTTGTTATGTGCTTCGGAGTATGCCACCAATTGGAGATAGTAATCCTCCACCCACTCTTTTTTCTTCAATCTACGTGCCTGCTTGAAATCCATAATAGCAGGTTCGCCCTTGTACACTCCAACCAAGTCTGTGGTGCCGGCGTAAAGTTCAGGATAATGTAGCGAAACCTCTGATCCCCATACCTCAGAAATATCTTTTAATCCGTTGTCTATGATTACATTGGCCATTGTGTGTGCTTTTTGTTGTATTAAATTTGATCCCGGTGTGCGGTCTTCACCCTTCACGTGCTTTTCTAGGCTACGGTGCATCACGGTTCCTATGTTAGCACTCTCTGTGGTGATCTGTTGAGCCTTTTCGGCTCCCACTCTCTTACGCCATGCATGTAGGTGCGTCATATCTTTGGTTGCACTCAACACTGTGGTAACACTTGGCACCAGTCTGCCATCTGGGGTCTGATAGTGCCTTTTACCGTTTTTGCTCTGCCTGTTTAGTTCGCCATATGGATATTTCTCAACATATGCGATACCTTTGCTTTCGAGAGCCTCTTTAGGTATTTTCATAAAGATAATTATACATTATAATGTCATATATCACAACCATCAATCTAACAAGCATAATGGCCTGTGGAGTAAACTAATGGCCATAGAGTGTAAAGTTTTACAGTTGTCTTTGAACTTCGACATGAGCGGCATGGTGCAACCTTGCAATCAACTTATTGGGCACTACCTAAAAGATAAAAATCAAAGACATTATAACGTGCTGACAGATGATGCCAAAGATATATGGAAGAGTGCCCATCGCAAAGAACTACTTGATGCACACAAAAATGACATCAAGCATCCTGCCTGCCAAGCCTGTTGGCAACGTGAGGACGCGGGTGTTGAATCTACTAGACAGAGATTCAATAGAGACCTACAAGGTGTTGAAGTACTTGAAGAGCAACCAAGAATAATGATTGTGAAGCCTGGCAACTTATGTAACAATGCCTGTAGAAGTTGTAATTCACATACGAGTAGCATGTGGTACAAAACAGACTATGCATTAGATAATCAAGGAAAGTCATTCAAAGACTATCTTACATTCTATGACCGGCACAAGACTGCTTACACCAATAATGAAAAACTAGAAAAGAGATGGGCAGAATGGGAAGACAATATTATTTTTTGGGACATGTATGGTGGCGAACCTATGATCATACCTTTGTTTTGGAAGACGTTGGAACAGGCACTTGCCAGTCCGACAGTGAAAGAAAAAATGTTTAACCTCCATACCAACGGAATGGTATACAAAGAAGACCTTGTTGAGAAGTTAAGCAATTTCAAAAGTGCCCACATAGGATTCAGCATTGACGCAATTGGAGAAAAGAACGAATACATTAGGTATGGTAGTAAATGGAAAAACATATTGGCCAATCTTTCAAGATACATGCAAGATTGTGAAAGGCACGACAACGTGTCAATAACAATTAGAGCAACGATTACACCATGGAACATCTACTATTATGAAGAAAATTATGACTACTTTAAAAAATTGGGTATACATGCAATAGGAATGTGGTGTGATGACAAACCGTGGAACGATGTCAGATATCTTCCCAAGAAAATCAAAGAGGCCGTGATAGAAAAACTTTCGAAATATAAAAATACAGATCGCGTATGGGTAAACAAATTTCAGGATTTGCAAAAATGGTTGAATACCACACCACCTGATTATGACAAACATCAAAACTCTTTCAAGGAATTCAACAAGAAAATAGATACAGTAAGGAAGGAAAAATTTAGTGATACATTTCCGGAGTATTCTAAATTATTTGCATAATGGGTATATCAAAACAACCGCCAAAAAAATTTCCAATCACTAAAGGACTTCCCTGTCAATTAAAGTGGACTTTCAGCACAGTCTATCTTACAGATGGAAAGAGTGCAAGTTGTCATAAAGCGAAGTTGCATGATTACAATGTAAATGGGGAGTTTAACTTTCACAATCAACCAGGAAAGATTAATGAAAGACAACAGATGCTAGACGGTAAATGGCCATCAGGTTGCGAAAGTTGTAAGCACATCGAAGAAGCAGGAGGACATAGTGATAGAGTGATTCAGTTATATCTCGAAGGTAATACTGCACCGCCCGAGTTGGATAAAGATCTTGACGCCACAACAGTGACCCCAAGACAACTTGAAATATACTGGGGGAACACTTGTAACATGAAATGCATCTATTGTGGACCTCATTACAGTAACAAAATACATGCAGAGCAAAAAAGGTTTGGAAGATTCGATCAAGATGGAGTTGTTTTAGACCCAGATGATTTTACATTAAATCCAAACATAAAACGCGACACCGATCGATTGTTTGAATGGTTTGAAAAAAATATCCAACACCTCCATAAGATCTATGTGTTTGGTGGTGAACCATTTTTACAAGTAGAAACAGAAAGGATGATACAATTCTTAGAAAAGAGAACATTACCTGATCTGACACTAATTTTCTTTAGCAATTTAAATGTTGAGCATGAGAGAGTCAAGCGTTGGGTTGATCGTTTAGAAAAATTAATTGAACAGCAACGACTAGACAAATTGGTCATTGTAGGGAGCCTAGACGCATGGGGAGAACCAGGAGAGTATGTAAGATCGGGACTTGATCTAAAACTATTTGAAAAAAACTTTGAATATATTTTACACAACACTTCTGTGCAACAACAGATAAATTCAGCACTGACAGTGACATCTGTGCCAGGCATGGTCCAAATGGTTGAGAAGATAAACCAGTGGAGCAAAACAAAACCAATTTATTGGAGTTTCTTGAAGGCGGCTGACAGAGACATGGAAAGTGGTAACGGATACCTATATCCAGGAATATTCGGAGATAAGATAAATGCGTTGGGCCTAACAAAAGCGATCGATACATTTGATACTAACACCGATGGATTTCCGGACAGTGTAAAGATAGCACAAAAGAAATACATGGAAGGCCATGTAAAGGAATTTGCCGATGCAAAACCTGACCTACGTAAGCAAAAACAATTAAAGACCTACCTTACATTATTAGATAAACGTAGAGGTACAGATTATACTAAAGTGTTTCCTGAAATAAGTGATTGGTTGAAGGATCTTTAAGATCTTCTTTTCATTGCAGACCTTGCCATCTTTTTGACAACATCTGTAGAACCTTGATTGTCGTAGTCCATAGCAGGATCTTTTTCTGCTTCCTTGTCTGTTTTGATAACAATTTTTTCGTTATCAAAGTCCGCAACAACATTTTTTAGATCACCATCCTGGTCATAGATTCTTTTAAAGACATCATAGTTGAATGCAGGATATCCTGTATTGCTCATTATCTGTTGAACAGCATCCATGCTAACATCACTTGCTTGATCTTTTTCGTCAGCATCGCCTTTCATGTTCATCAGCACATTGATCAGAGCCGACTCAAGGTCTGTATCGCTTTTGTTAAATTCGAAAAATCTCACAGGATTACTTCCCTGCTAGTTTGCTGTATAGTCTGTTAGAAGTTTCAAAAACTTCTTTGGATTCTCTTTGTTCTCTGCCTTCGGGTTCCGTGCCGCCTGCTTCTGCGTCAGAGGCTCCAAACTCATCTGTCTCTGCATCCGTGTCTGAGTCCAGTGAGTCTAGATCTGTGTCCATGTCCATCGTGTCATCGGCGCCCATAGGTTCTGAAGCAACTTCTTCTCCGGTCAATATTCTTACACCGTTGTCTAGTTCTTGTCTAGTTGTCGTTAAAGTGGCCTCCGCCTGTTCAATCGCTGGCTGGATTTTTTGCATGAATGCATCTGCCTTGTCTGCACCCATCTCATCTCTGATTCTGTCTGCGAGTTCTAACATGCCTTCTGTTTTCATAGATGCTAGATCTTCCAAGTACCCTGTGACTTTGTCCATCATGTCCTTGGCCGCTAATATTAATTCTGATTGTTCTTCTACACCTTCTTTTTTGATCATCTTTTGTTTGTGGTCTTTCGATGCTCCAAGTTTGTCTGCAATTCTATTGACCGCTGTGGTACCTGCCGCGGCACCTGCCGCCCCCGCAAATCTCATGCCCATTGCCGCTAATGGATTTTCTGTTTTCATGTCTTTGCTTGACATCAGTTTTGCCGCCGCTTCTCTTTCATCTGGACTTAATGCTTGTCCTTTTGCAAGTTTGTCTTTGATAGGTGCTGATGCTTTGTCTAAAACTGGGTTTGTGTTGCCACCATACTCTGCAAGTTTTCTTTCTGCAATCGCTTGGTTAACAATATCCAACATCATTTGGCTCTTCTGATAATTTTCATTTTTCAGTTCTTGTCCAAAATGTGTGTTTTGTGTGATGTTGTGTATTTTTGTTCTGATATGGTTGGCCGTGTCTTCTAATTCTTCTTTTGTGTATTTGCTTACATCTAGAGTTTGATTGAATCTTGATTCAAATTCTGCAAGTAAACTCTCTGTTGTTAATGGTTTTGTAAGTTCTAAACTCTTCATACGCTATTATTTAGTCTTGTATTCAAAAAGGTCCAACGGTTCTTTAGATGTCATGTTACGGTTTTTGGCACTAATCCACCATAATTTCCCACTCTTTCCAGACTGCGTCATTGGTCTTGTAATCTCTTTATCAATTTTCTTAATATCCAATATATCAAAGCCGTTTCTAGCAATAATATAGGACATATAGTCCTTGCTATACACAGTGTGAATATAACTAGCCTCTTCTCCATTATTGTGTTGCAGGCCAAGGCTGTCAGTGACTGGCATGTGAGGGTCAAACCCGTCCCTATGATTATTGTTGTTTTCCTCAAATTTGTAGATCAAACCTTTAAATCTTTTGACAGGAGCAGAATGATGTACATCCTCTGTTGGGAAAGGATTGTTGACTCGCTCATCAATCAGCATGGTTTGTAAAAGTAACACACTGTTAGGATGTTTACATCCTACCTTGTAGATATATTCGTCAAAATCATAGATTTCTTCATCAACACTCATCATGCTTATACAATCCACATTCTCCTTTATGTTAAGCAGTTCTGGATGATAGCCTTGCAACATCCTGCATGGAATTGAATTCACATCAGCAAATTTATTGAAGTGTTCTACTATTTGTTTGCGTGGTTCTATTCCTATCACTTTGGCCGCACCATTGATATAAAATTGTAGGAGCCAATAACCTGTATTACACCCTACATCAACGACTGTCTTATCTTTGAAGTGTTTCACATTAGGCGTTATATGTTGCCGAGTCTTGACATCTACTTCGTCACTGGACAGATAGAAATCTTTATCTCTTGCCGCGATACCTTTGTCTAGAGACATATGTTCTTGCCATTTGTGAATTAAATCATGCATGAATTACTTTACACTAATTTGCACTCGTTGTCTACGGATTACCAAATGTGTCGTTAAAAATACTCTGTATCCTAGACTTACATTGATCAGCAAGATGATTAGCGGCATCAAGCCTATCCCAATACACGTCTTCTGTCAAAGCATCCTTTGATTTCTGTGCCTCTTTAATCATTCTTTTAGCACTCTGGATATCAAAAAGTTGACTTGCGAACTTGACATCTAGATCAAGTAAATTTGATGGAACAGTCTTGCCATCTGCGAGATAGTGAGCAACCAGTATCGCTGTCTGCTTTAGGTTAATTGCTTCATGTAATACTCGTGCCTCCATCATGTCTGCTATAACATATACGTATCGTGTGCCTGTCCATTTCTTTGGTACAATGGCTATGTTGCCAATCAATATTCCTTTTGAGAATTGCTTTGGAAGATGTCTAAATGGTCTTCTGGCTTCTTCCTTACGGGCAAGGTCCTGTAACTTATTCTTAAGTCCATAGGCCTCAATTTGTTTAACTAATTCTGTATTACTTTTTGACATCACGCACGATCCTTATGCGTCTATTTAAAGCATATTGAGTGTCGGTGTCAAGTTTCTTTCTTACAAATATTGCCTTGTCGGCGAGACGTTTGGCAAGATCCTGCATGTCAGGTTCGAGTTCGCTGGCCTTGAAACTGTGTTTCCAGTAACGTTGAATGAACTCCATGTCCGTGGCAGACACATATACTTTCACTCTTGGTGCTATCTGTATGTACATATTGGATTGGTAAAATTAGTTATGATTAACCTGGCATCTTCATAAGGATTACTACCACGGTTGATAGTAAACCTGCAACCACTGTGCCTGCAGTGGCTATGATTGTCTTGGATGAACTTTTTTGTCCTGCAATCATATCTTCGTTCATTCTTTTCAATGAGTGCTCGATTGCGGACAGCCTGTCGTGTAGGCCTTTGTATCTCTCCGCACAGAGATCTACGTGTGCTTCTAGGTTTTGTTTTTCTAATTCAGTTGTACTCATATATTTTTCAATCTCATTTTTGAGGCCTTTTACCTCGAACATTAGAGCCTGTAGATGAGCCTGTGTCATTGCCTAGTTGTGCCTTTGCTTTTAAAAGTGCCTTAATCAAATACTATTTATTTGTTGGTCCACTATACGAAAAGTACGTGTTTATAGTTTCGGCATTTAGTGTGTCAAATGTGTTTAAAGGAAATGTTGCAGTCTCCTTACAAAAACTTATAATTGGCACCTGGTGGAAGTCTCCAACGATATTGGCTATAGGGTCTAGATCGTCGCCGTATAGACCTGGCTGTTCAGAGAAGAACTGAAAATGCCATGTTGTGTGCTTACCCTCGTAGAATGACCCAAAAGCATGATTGCCTAGTGTTTGCAGTTCCATCCTTTTAGGAGGGTGTTCCCATGTGACGTTTGCCCTCATTTGTAGCAGTTGCAACATTGTGGTGAAGTTGCTGTTCTGGTTGCGGGCCATTGCCAGCGAATGCTTGTCGTGTATAACATCACCACTCAAACTTTTAAAGGGGAACGCTTTTTTTAGGATACCGTTATCTGTGATGTCAACGAGTGTATGTACTCTGTACTCGTACATTATTTCGCCTTTGCATAGTACCAAACATCAGGTGCAAGATAATCTTCCAACTTCTTTTTAAGTTCGGGACTATCGTTAACCAATTGTTTGAATTTAGGAGTTACTGTCTCATGAATGTTTTTTGTTGTTTTATCACGCTTGTACCGTGGACGAATCTTGTCTATGCCGTAAGGACAGTTCAAATCATATTCCTTTGCGAGTGTTTCAATTTTATCACTCAAACCATTGTCTACTTTTAAAAAATGTTTTACATCAGGTACCTGCTCTATCATGTCTGAATAACGTAGTGTATATCTGTCAAAGTGTGGGAACCATTCCATTATGTCATCGTGTTGCCACCACTCGTGTGTGCCCCAACAGGTGCTCCATTCTGTGATGCCGTCCCAATATCTCTTCTCAGGTTCCTTTAGTATGGCAAAGATATCTCTGTCGTATTTTTTGACATCGTCCTTGGGTATCTCTTTGAATTGATGTAAATGGAATTCGTTTAGCCATGCCAACACGCTGTTCATTGCTCCGCCTGTAAGATGTAGCCATCCAACCTTCTTGTCAATGTCAAAGATGACAGGATCTTTGAGTCTCATGGCATTCTGCGGAGACCTCATAATGTTTAATACTGTTTGTAAACTCATATAGTATAATTTAGCCGTAAAAAAAGAGTGGGCCTTAAAATAAGACCCACCCTTATGGTAAAAGTTAAGTTAAAAACTATTAACTTACTGCCGCCGCAGTTAAGATACCAAGTTTTGTCGCTGTAACTGTTGCTGAACTTACAGTTGCAGAAATTCTTCCACCACCGTGAGTTGCTCTGATAGCCGCTTGTAAAGCCGCTAAAGTTGTAGTACCAGAGATTGAATCTAAACAATCTGTTCTAGTACCGTATGTTTTTTGTGTGTCTGAATCTACTAATGGACCTTCCATTAATACTGGCACACCGTTGTTTTCGATTGTTGCTCTAGTTAACTCTAAACCTGCAGTTGAGTTAGACGCAGATAAATCTGAAGTCTCTGCTGATACATCACTGATGAAGTCAACTGTGAAGAAGCTCATATCTACTGAACCTACTTCGTAGTTTTCGTTTCTAGAGAAGTTTGCTTTTGCTATTGGCATTGTATATCCTCCTATTTGTTCTGATTTACAACACTATGACTCCGCTCCGGAATCAAGTTGCAAGTATTTAGTATCTATTTTGGTAAATTAACCGCTAATATAAGGTTTTTTGCTTATTTTAGCCTACAGGGTTGAATCTCTGCAGACAACTATCACAATCGCAAGTTTCACAGTTTTCACAGTTCTTGCACGTATTATCACAGTGTTTCTTACAGGAGCACCTATGGCAACGATCTTCTGATTTAGGCATTGATTTCTTTAAACTTTCTTTGTATGTCGGTGTTGGGTAGTTTTGCTTTTAGATGTTGATTAATTTTTGTTAATACATGGCTTTTAGTTTTTGAATCTAGATTTCTAAAGTTGGCCACAGATCTTCTAAGATTTCTGTAATTCGCATCTCGGATGTTCAATGATCTCTCTAACATTGACAAGTTGGCATAATGATCCTCAAAACTTCTAAGGTATCTACGCACAGCCATTACAGGCAACGGTTGTCTTTGTCTCATGGCCTGTGCTTCATTTTTATTTTTAAGTTTCTTTGTTATCTCTGGATCACCACTGACAATTGCCAGCATATTAGCCAGATCGTTGTAAGTCATTCTCACACGATCAAACGTTCCATAGTGCATCGTTTGGTCAGCATACAATTTGGTAAATGCTTTATAATCTTTTAACTGGCTCATTATGGCCAGTGCAAGAAAACTGAGATATATCCTTTCAGTGACTTCGGGAAAACTGAATCTTTGTAAATCACTAAAACGTCTAATGACCTTGCCTTCGCATACATACTTTAAAAAAGGTGCTAACATATAGGTATTTATAGAGCGTATGCAAAGAAATTTTATTCTCACAGATATTATGAAAACTGGTTTTCATGTTGAACTAGAAGACTTTATTAAAATGAATACTCTAAAAGAACAACAGTTCGACATGACGGGCGAGTACTACACTTTACACAATTACGACCTAGACTCGTATGACCGTAGGTTTGCAATAATTGATGTACGACAGCCAAACGACAGGTTAAAGGACAACAAAATGTTTCATACAGAATTAAAGAAACGTTGTGAATTATTACACAGCCAAGGATTTGTTTTCATCAAATCAAACCCATGGGAATCATTTGAAAATATTAAGAACACGCCACAGCATCCTGAGATAGAAATAGAACATGTGCAATGGACAGGAGGTGTTAGTTGGTTCTGGTATTACATGTATAGAAAACATCAAGGCAAATCTTACAATTTTGATCACACTAACAAGAAATATGACTTCCTGTATCTAAACAAGATGCATAGGCCTCATAGAGTCAAATTGTTCAATAAATTATTGGCCAAAGGAATACTGGATAATAGTTTATATACCAAGTGGCCTGAAAGGAAATTACCTCCCGAATATGAACTGCCATGGGCACAAGATTATCCCTTTCGTGGAATGGATCAGGATATATTTGAAAAACCATACAACGACACTGCTTTCAGTATCGTTTCAGAGAGTAATGACAATGACACAGATGTTTTTATGACAGAGAAGATATGGAAGCCAATCATTGCCAAACAGATGTTTGTGGTGCACGGAAACTATTTGTATCTACAAAAATTGAGAGAACTTGGATTCAAAACATTCAACAGTTATTTTGAGGAAGTATATGATCTTGACAAAGACCCTTCACTGCGGATAGACACCATAGTGGATGTCTGCGATAGATTACGAGATGCCCCATGGCAAGATATGTATCTGCATAGCAAGGCTTTAAGACAGCACAACTATGACAATTTCTTCAATAAGGATAAATTAAGTTTGGCCATTAATGATACGTTAAATCTATTTCTTAAATTTGCTGACAGCCGTTAAGTTACGTCTACTAAATCCTAATCTATCAACAAGTTTTACTGCATTGCCTGTTTTATCTACTGCTACAAATCCTTCAGGCTCTGTTACTTGTAGTCCGCCGTCAGTCTGCTGGAAAGATCCTATAGCCTGTGCTTGATTCATTTTCTGTAAAATGATAGATTTCATTTTTTGCACCTGTTTATAGAACATCAACATTGCTGTCAATGGAGTTTTTAGTTTGTTAAGGAACTGTGGCATCTGTTTTATTTTATCTTGACGTAAGGCCAGAGCCTTTTGTGCTTTAAGTCCTGCGGCTTGTTGTTTCATTCTATCTATGTAAAATTGTTGAAATCCTTTTATAAACTGTGTGCTATTAGATGGCAACTGTCCTTGTTTGACCATTGCGTTAATATACATCTGAAAGAAAGGCACAAAGTCTTGATTGGCACCAAAGAGGTTTGATAGGTTGGCAGGTATTTTTGATAGTAATGATTCTAGTCTTTCAATCTCCGCAACAAAGTTAACAGTTTCGTCGTCTGTAAACTTTGCAGATCCTGATACATCTTTGTATGTGGCATTGTCAAAAAACACGTCAGGACTTTGTGTGAATGATTCTACATCGGCTCCGGCCTGTGCGTTCATGTCAGCCAATGAATCGCCAACGTAACTTGTATGAAATATTATTCCAACTTTTGCTCTGTCTATTCTCTTTCCTAATGTCTGTTGCTCAGGTACAGCATAGGTAATAGTATTTGGTGTAAAAGTCAAATGTGGTTTGCCGTCTATGTTTTTCCTTGTGATGTCCTCGTCAGTGAAAAGTAAGTCGCCTTGATAAACACCTTGCATGTTTAGTTTCTTAAGATGCACAAGACACTTTAAGAGTTTTTGTCCTAGATCGTCGGTTCCGTGATTGTTTGCAATATCTTTTTTGGTGTAGTTAATCTTGGCGTTCTGGGCAAACACTGATTTTGTTCCAACAAAAAATCTGCCGTTGTCTGGATTAACGCCACACACCACAGCAGGTGCGCCATCCCATTTAACCGAGACTTTAACTGCTTCAGAGCTCGTGCCTTTGAGAGTTAACAACAGTCCACGGAAATATTCTACTACTGCCTTACCTCCTTCGTAGCCATCTGTGAGTACTATATCTTCAATATGTTCTAGATGTGTCCTTTTGAATTCATTTAGGACGTCTTCGATCAACATGACTAATCCTCTTGGTATTCGCCGTCTTTTATCTTGAGAACGTTTTGTTTAAGATCCTTGTTTTCTTTGATACGTGCAACGCCCTTTGAAAACTTTGATGCATCCATATTTTTCAGTGCAGAATTAAATTTCTTTTCAAGTTTGAATGCTGTGCCTTGATCGAAGTTTTCTCTAATATAATGCATTAACCTTATCGCAGATTCCAATATATGAGATGCACGACTTTCTACCACCTCTTCTTTGTCCCTTTTGAGAGGCATAGAACTTAATTCTTCTAATAGGCTTTTTGTGTGTTTTTGCATACTGTGGTATTTACTATCTATTGTAGCATAATAAAAGCAAAAGTCTACTTCGTTTTATGGTAAATGAAGTGTTTGCTGTTGCAAACATATATACTTTTATGAAAATGAGTAATCAACAGAAGATTAGACTTTATTCTCACCATGATCATGATGTAGATTTCGAGGACGAATTTTGGCCCATGCTGGGCATTCTAATAGGCATATTGGTTTTATGGACAGGCTTTATTCATCTTGTAGACTATCTCACTTTCGATATCATTCCATGGTGGCTAGAGCCTTTTACAATCACTCCTATCATATTCATGATCATAATGAAAGAGTTATATGATTCGCTGAACCCTTGTCACTGGTGGCCCATGTTTTGGGGTTATGAAGCAAAACTACCAGATGAGGACAGGATAACGATAAGGCCACTTGACGTGCAAAGGATCCTCGATCAGCATGGTGGTAGGCTTAATGTTCATATTGTTGATTACGAGCACATTAAATTCCGCAGGAAAAAAGATGCTGTTATTTTTGGACTTCGTTATTTCTAGACGGCTTAAAGACAGTTCCATATTTTGATTCGTACAATGACAGTTTGTCAGAAAGTTCTTTGACAATCTGTTGGTATTCAGAATTTTGTACTTCAAGATTACCTATCTGTGCCTTTAGTAATTTTATTTCTTGTTGTGTTGTCATTTTGCCCTTTTCGATCTTTTGTACAGGTATTCGGCAATCCTATAGATCCTGTGCAGTTCTGTCACGCTCTGGCCTTTGTTTAACCAATGCCTATCTGTCAAAGGTTGTGCAATACGCCTGATTGCTTTGTTTCTTTTTGATTCCTTTACACCTGCTTCAAAGACTGCACCACCGGACGTTTTTGCTTCAACGTAACCTGTTTCGTAAGATTTATTTTCCTTGCCCAACATAAGACTTGTATGATCGTTTCTTGTGCTTGTTCATAGAGCTCATTTTGATACGACTCTTGTTTTTACCCTGTGAAGTCTTTTTGGGTTTGCCTGGTGTATATCCACTTGTTCCTATTCTCATATCACTAGTATATATTAGACTAATTTAAAGTCAACCTACTATACTTTAATAGTTTTCTTTTTCTTGTTGGCTAACAGTTTTTTAAACTCTTCCGTGATTTCCCCTTGGACAAACAATAAAGGGCGGGAGTCATGCCCAAAGTTTGCGGTACCATGCGGTAAATCTTGCCAACTAAAATACATCACATCACCTTTTTTCCAGTGAGTAAAATGTTCACTACCCATCAATAACACTTGGCCTGGGTGCCAATCGTCGAGCATGATAAACAATCTACCTATCCTTGCACGTCTTTGACTTTCTGTCAGCACTTTGCCATTTTCATCGCTATGTCTGTTGTCCGCCCTAGCATTGTCCATATGCAGGATAGTCATCTGACCAGGATTCTGTATGTGGATATAGGCGACAGGATTTTTCAACCCTGTGGCTTGAATGAATTTGTCATACTTTTTTGTTGTGTGTTTGTCCAGGTTTAGGCCAACATAGTTTTGTGTGTTTGCCACACCAAAATGATTTTGTTGTGCTAGTGCAACTGGATTTGAATACAAAAATGTGTTTTCTTTTAAAATTTTTGGTAAAGCAGGCCACTTGCCCTGTATGTTGGCAACAATTTTGTACATCTTTGGATCCATCCGCTTATTCCAGAAGTTCCAGTGCCATTTGCTTTGTTTTTTTCTTTTTATGAATTCTTTTGGTTGTTTCATAGTGTAGACAAAATGTAATTATCCTATTATAATATTAAATAAAAATAATATGTCTATCAAGTTTTCCTTAAAGTGTAGTTCATGTAATGCCAAATTCGAAGGCTGGTTTCCTACTAACAAAGATTATGAAAAGCAGGTGAAGAAAGGACAACTTGTGTGTCCGATGTGTGATAGCGCCGATGTAGGCAAAGACATCATGGCACCCGCTGTTAAAAAATCAAGTACAAGGAAATTGCCGGATGATTACATGGTAATGGGAGAAAGTGCAGAAAGTATTTTACGTAAATTGAATAAGAAGATTAAGAAAGACTTTCAGAATGTTGGTAAAAATTTTGCCAAAGAAGCCAGGAAGGCACACAAAGGTAAGCGTGATCAAAAGTTTTATGGAACCACTACCAAAGAAGAGGCCAATAAATTACTGCAAGAAGGCATAGACCTTTTCGCAGTGCCAGATTACAAAGACAACTAATCGCATAATTGTTGGTTTTTTGAGCCAGGTTGACTTAATACACTTTCTAGTATATAATTGTGTGTATGGTACGTAGGATAACAGAGATTGAAACTCCGGCGCATCGTAAATTAACAAAAAAGGAAAAGGAAACAATATGCTAACAAGTATGTTCAATACACTTTTTCCTTCTACTAAAAAGGAAAAACAAACCATGGCAAACTCAACACAATACGTTGTATACACAAGAAACTTCAAATCAAGAGCGAAGCAGATTGGTGTATTTGCGGAGCCGGCTTCTTCATACAAAGTGAATGGTGAAGTACACGGTGGTAAAATCAAGTTCAAAAACCTAGCAGTAAAAAACACTGCAAGAAAAACAGCGACTAACAAGTTGTTATCAAAAGGTATTGATTTTACAGTTGAAGTATTAGGTACAGCACCTAAGGCTTCTGCATTAACAATGAAATCAAACATCATTTCATTATTAAAAAAATCAGGCAGAAAAGTAATTAATTACTCTGCGTAATTAATAATTTAATTAAAGGGCGGTACTAATCATATCGCCCTTTTTTTGTGGCCGTTAAATACTATCATGAATAGATTAGTAGTAAATGGGTGTAGTTATATGAACACCTATGCAAGTGGTAATGGACATATAGATCTAGCAAATAAACTTAATATTAATTCAGCAATAGATTTATCTCAAAGCGGTTGTGCCAATGGTAGAATATTAAGGACCACTCTCAAAGACAGTTATCTTAACGAACCGTCCCTCTATGTGCTGGGTATGACCTTTATTAGTAGATCAGAGGCTCCGATATTGGAGTTACAGAATAAAGAAAACGAAGATACATCGTTCGAAGGAAGATGGACCAATCCTCAAAATCAAATATTCGAACATAGATGGGTTGATCATTGGCGACAAAAGGACACAGATGATTTTGTAAATTTAAAATTGAAAGAAGAAATGTACAGTCTAATGGATCGCACAGAAGATCTAATGATACGTATGTGTGCCATGATAGATAGTTTGAAATCGAGAGGACATCGTGTAATTGTATTCCAACAGGCAGACGACAGTTATCATCATTTTTTATCAACACCCAGACTATCACTGTTTAAGAAATATGATGAATTTGTAAACTCTTTTGGTTGGTGCTCTATACAATGGCAACACGAACAAGGAGTTTTGCCCATAAAAGATCATCCTATCAGCAAGTATGGTAAAACACCAGACATGATGGTTCACCGTGAACCCGGAGAGCATGAACTTTTAAATCAATATTTGGCAGGGCATTATAGAAATATTACATGAAGAAATTAGCCATATGTGGAGATAGTTTTAGTGCAGTTTCAAAGACACTGCCAGGAACACATTATAGTGAAGTGTTGGCACACGAACTTGGGTGGCAGTTGTTGAACTATGCAAGAAGAGGTTGCTCTAATGGTGGTATAAGATTACAAATACAAGAAGCGATCAGACAACAAGCAGACTTTGTCATTATTGTGCCAACAGGTTGGGACAGAACAGAGATACCTGTGAGGGATAACTTCTATGATGGACCAGAAACTTTTGCAAAGAAATATGGAAACTTTTTGCAAGACTTTTTACTAGACGGCAGTAAGAGTGCATATGACCCAGCAAAAGGAATCGACAACATCAACTATACCAAAGAAGACAACAACATGATCTTTGAAACCATATTCAGTTTGGCAGATGAACCTGAGCATGAATATAGAAAAGGTGCATTGTCCAAAGAAAAAGTAGAAGCAGTGAAACAATACATCAGTCACATATATGATTCATCATGGAAAAGACAAATGGACAAATGGATACTGTCAGATGGCATATGTCAATTGCATGGTGCTGACATACGATTCAGCATTGAAAGAGGAATGCTTTACAAAGATAGGCAAGATATATTAGACAGTGTGCCTGCTTTTATTCCAAAGGAGAACATTAGACAAGACAATGAGTTAGTCGGCACAGGCACTTATTTGCACCCATTGAAAGATGTTACTAAAGATCCAGGCTATCATTCAGAACCAGAAGGACAAGTTTGGATAGCAAATTTATACAAGGGCATTATAGCAGGATAGGTTATGTTAGATTTTGTCACAGTTGTCTTTGATGACGAAGTTGCTCTGTTGCGATGGCAGGCCAAAAGTTTTCAAAAGTTTGTGGACCAACAAGAAATTGGTACCATATACATCGTGGACAATGGTTCTCAAAATTGTAATATAAATCTAGATTGGTATGGCAATTTACAAAGCAAGGTTCAAATACTAACACACAAGGATCTTAAAGTACAAATGCAACCACACATAGACGGTTGGAGAACACAACAGTTGTGTAAACTTTTAGCATCGGCCATGAGCGATAAAACATGGGCAGTCACTTTGGATGCAAAAACATATTTCACAAAGAAGTTTGACATAATCAGAGATGGAAAGCCTGGTGTTGGCACAACCGACAGCAACATACACAGTAGTGATGCGGTCAGGTATCTAGAAGATTATTACAACATAGACCTGACACAAATGATTGGTCCGGGCGGTGTACCTTTCTTCTTCCATGTGGAAACTCTCAAGGAAATGATCGCTAGTATAGATAACTTTGCTACATGGTTTCAAAGCAAGGTGCTGGAACCTAATCCGCCACACAGGACTTTTGTTACAGAATTCTTGTTATATTCTGCATATGTCAAAAACACTATAGGCTATGACAAACTTTATGGTGCCAAAGTATTGCATCCATTCAACATAGCGGACGGAGAGGAGCATATGTTTGAGGAGATGTTAGTCAGCGACTCACATACCAAATCTATTCATGAACGTGCAATTAAAAAATTAAACAAAGAACAATTAAACAGATGGGAAACATTTTTAAATGACTAAAGCAGTAATGATGGTTGCCCATCCAGACGATTGTGTAATATTTGGTTGGCCCATAATCAAACGATACAAGAAGTTAGACTGGACCATATTGTATATGACTTATGATCGAGGCACACCTCGAGGTGATGAAATTGCAAAGTTTTGGCAGGCTGAAAATGTTAGTGTAGACTTCTGTGGAATTGAGGATAACGAAGCAGATTTAACACAGGAACAAATAGTGTCGTTTGACAAAGACAAAGTAAAACAAATTATTCAGAGCAAGGTTAAAAAATTTGATTTAATAGTCACACACGGTCATGACGGAGAGTACGGTCATCCTCATCATGTGTTCTGCCACAACACAATAGATGAATTAGATATGCCCAAAGTATTTTTTTGTAATGGTAACACTGCTAACTTACATATCACTGACGTACAAGAAAAGCAAGACCTATCCAAACTGCCTTTACACAGAGAAGTCATAGAGCAATTTGTATATCGCTACGACGGATTTTATCACTGCGATAAACGGGCCGCGGAGATTTTACGACAACAGTAAATATCATGTATGAAGAGATTACACGTAGAGGCCAGCACTTATTGTAATGCTAGATGTCCGCTCTGTCCCAGAAGCCTTTATGGCTACAAAGTCGAAGGAGTATATCCGGAAGTAAATCTATCTGTAGAAAAATTCAAAGAGGCATTGGCAAGATTTCCCGAAAGAAATTATGTTTACTTCAATGGACATCTAGGCGATCCCATGATGAATCCAAACATTGTTCAGTTAGCCGAACTTACAAATTGCAGAACATCAGTCACATCGAACGGTAGTATAGGGACAAAAGAAACCTGGGAGGGTCTTGCAGAACTAGGAGTTGAATGTAGATTCAGCATAGACGGACTGGAAGATACAAACCACTTATATCGACAAGATGTGCAATGGAACAAAGTGATGGAGAGAGCCAAATGGTTTATTGCGGCAGGAGGACATGCTACCTGGAAGTGGATACCTTTTGCACATAACTCTCACCAGGAAGAAGAAACCAGGAAACTTGCCCTTGGCATGGGTTTTGAAAATTTTAGTGTTGAGGATCACGGGCGTAGTCATGGCCCGGCTTTGAACAGAGAAGGCAAGATCACACACTGGATACTTCCCAGAGACGGATCACTTGCCCCTGGCAAATATGATGTACCTGCGGGAATCAAAAGATACAAAGAGACGCATCAAAACTTTCATGTTGAAGAAAAAATCTATGACATCAAGTGTGAACATCTAATGCTGAAAGACACTTACATAAATGCCAAAGGTGAAGTGTCACCCTGTTGTTATCATGGATATGATATGCCTGGCAGGCCCGTGGTACTTCTTGAGGACCATCACAAGTTAATTGCCACATGGAAAACGAAAAAATGTAATCCTGTCTGTGCTATGACCTGTGGTACTAAATGGCGAGATTAAAATAAGTGTTCCGAAGACTCGGTAACATTTGTTGCAGTTGTACCATTCTTAAAGAAATTGTTGGCATTAATTAATGCTGTCTTTCTTGATTTGAACTGTTCTGCCCAGTCATCTGCCGCGGCTATGCCGGGTGTGCCCTTTGTTCCAAAAGTCATGGTTGCTTTCAGTTTCATTGGCCATCCATCTGCATCCTCAACAAGTCCCCATTGCAACTCTGTGCAACACTCGTCAAAGACTGCCAATCCTTCATCTGTGAAATGCCATGCCTTTGCTTCGGCAATACCTTCTGCGCCTTCTTTCCATGCCTGGCTGAACTGTGTAGTATCTGCCGGAGCAGGATCTGGCCATACTCTTTCATAGATCATTGTTATCTTATTATAAGTTCCAAAAGCATTATCTGAATTGGGCATAGTTTTGTTTCTCCTGTAAACTACTTATATTTACCATAATATACGACATTTTCTGCTTTGGGATACGATCTCCATGGATCAAATATGATAGTTTTGTTATCTGCCGAGAAATTATCCGTTTCATGTACCCTAACAATTACTTCAACAGGGTTGTCGAAGCCATTTACTATTTTTCCGCCATGTTTTATCACGTAGTTTTGCACCAATAGGCTATACGATCCGTCTACCATTCCTGTGCCGGATTTATAACTATCTGAACTGAACCATATGTTATTGCCATGTTTCAGTATTGCTTCTGCCATGTTTTCTGCTTGTTTTTCTCGGGCACTCATCACACTTTCAAACAGATCGTATCCTAGTCCATATTCCCTGGCCAACCATCTAAGGGCAATATTGTCTCTCGGATGACACGCTCCTCCGTCGCCCATGCCGGCCTTCATGTAGTGTTCACTCATAATCCTTTTGTCACAACTACCCAAAGACTGTGTGACTCTGTCCACATCCATGTAACCTATGCGTTCGGCCACGTCCTGTATCATGTTGACCAAAACAAGTTTTGTGCTGATGAAAGTGTTGTAGAATATCTTCATGCTCTCACATTCTTCCCATGTTCCAAATTCTATCCTGGGTGTTCTATCGCATATCTTGTGATAAAAGTCCGCCAGCATACTGGTCTTGCTCGGTTGCAATCTCCTGTTCAGCCTACTTCCTATCATGATCATCTCAGGATTTTTCATATCCCATTTGACGGTGCCCATGGCTATCAGATAAGGATTGTACATCAGATGTGTGTTAGGCACCAATGGTTCTATTTCTCTCCTCATGGTTCCTGGTAGCAACGTAGAAACTATCACAAGGTTTTGTGATTTGTCCATGTGCTTGTTGCATTCTTTGACTACTTCTTTCAGTATGGTGTAATCAAAATCTCTAGGTTCTTTGTGGCTGGTTGGTTCCCTGCCATCGTATCCTTCTTCGTGAGGAGTTGGTACTGCTATAAAAACATGCAACCTATCCTTGACGCATTCTGCTATTGATTGTTTGATGTCGATCATATCGCTATGTTTCGGTTCGATATCATATCCTGTGATTGGAAATCCTTTTTCAGCGATAACTTCTGCACATGGCATTCCGAGTTTGCCTAATCCTATCCAACCTATCTTATCGTTGTTGAATGTATCTGCGGTTGCCGGTATTTTTGATCCATCTACTTCTGTCATGTGTGGATATTTACTCGGCTCGCTATTGGCTCGCTATTAGGTCTGATGTGATTTGGTTTTATGCTGAATAATCTGGAAGAGGGCCACCATATTTTTTGCCCTTGATACGTTTACCACTAACTTTCATCGTCTTACCGCCAACTTTCTCGTTCCTGTTGCCTGTTCTTTTCATCTTGCCTTGCGACTTGCAACTGCTTACCCAACTGGCAGGTAGGCTACTCATTGGTTTTGAACATGCGCCTCTTGGGGCAGGTCCTATGTTTTCATCTGTGTTGTATATCTCGTATATCTTCATTGTGCTTGTATTTAACACATCTATCCACCTAGGGTTGATCTCGTGCAGAACAACGCACCCTTTAAGTTTAAGCATTAGTTCTATAAGGTTTAGTTCAGTTTAGTTCTATAAGGTTTAGGTGTTAGGTGTAAGGTGCAATAAATATCAGCATGAAGATATCGGAACTGATCATCGCGCCAAAAGAATCAAAAGATACAATATCTTGCGATACTACATCTAGTGTCATCAAAAACGGGTCGGCACAAGATATAGTGCCACAAGATATAGTACCACAAAATGATTTGGCACTAGAGGTTGACAACTTGGAAGAGCATGAAGACCATTCTGCCATCACAGAAGGCGTGAGCCAAATCTTAAGGCGTCAAAAAGGCGGCAAGCCAAAGCAAGGATTTAGGTGTTCGTCTGGCCCAAGGAAAGGTCGTATCGTGGCCAAGCCAAGTACCTGTTTCCAAAAAACAGATCCAGTTAGATCAGCAAAGATCAGGAAGAAGAGACAGCAGAAGGCCAGAGTGGCGGGTAAGAAACTGGCACAGACCAAAAGGTCAGGAGCAGGTTCGTTAAGGTTGAAGGGTGCTCAGATCAAGAGAAAAGGTCAAAAAGGAAAATCATTCAGTCCTAAAATGAGAGGCAAGTCGCCTATCAAATCCAAGGTTGTCAAACCAAGATAAGGTTGTTTTGGTAATTTAGGTTAGTCGTCTAGTTGGATTCCATCATCTTCCAAAGCCTGTCTCACCACATCTCTAGGTGAATATGTCCAGACCGTGAAACCTGCCGAATTCATTTCGTCGCCATCTACCACAGCCGTGATACCGGCATACTTCAAAGAATTGTGAATGCTAGGGACAATGCTTCTGTCCTCGTCTAGATCCCAAGCACCTACATCGGCAACCTGAAAATGATGTTTATGAGTTTCGTTCATTTTAGATCTCCTATTTTATAAATTGTATCTTTTGTCATTTGAAAGAATTCTTCGTGCATTGAAGCCTTAAGTTCTTTCTTCTCTTTTTGTTCTAATATCTTGTTGGCTCCTTGTACTCCTTTTATAATCACTGATGCAGGATCAACCGACTTATCTCCGCCTCCGACTACCGTTAGGAATATACCAAATATAGTTTCTATTATCATCTCATTATATATGGACCAAATAATATTAAAAGTATCGCGGCCGGCGTCACAATAGACAATGGCCAAAATTCCAATAGTTCAATCCAATCCTCTCTGGTTAGTTTATATTTTTTATTTTTCATCTAAATTTACTCTCCAAATGTAAGAGATGCTCTCGGCACCATTCCTCCAACTCTTCTTTGGCAGGAATAATTTCTGCTTCTCTATATCCATAACCAAGACATACATCGTGGAATCTCTTACCGAAAGTGCCAGGAGACATTAGGGCGTCATCTCCCCATTGTGTCATTCCCTCCAAGTATTCTCCTTGAACATAAGTTTCAGTCATTTCTTCAAAAATATCTTCTATTGATTTTGTTTTCAATCCACCTATCATATCATGCCTTTCCATCTATAGTGTTGGGCCATGTCTTTTGCCTGTTCAAGTTCTTTGTCAATACCAAGATCAATCAGTCTATCTATTATCCACTCATCCGGCATACCTGTTCTGGCCTTCTGTACACCATATGGCATCTCGTCAGCATAATAATCCATCAGTTCATCATAACATTGAGAACCATATTCTATCTCGTCTATGTCTGTGATACCATTTGATTCTAGTATCTTTTTAATTTGTTCACTTTCTGTTTTCATATTCTCTCCTGTAAAGGATACCATGAAGTGGGATATCCATTTGGTCTATGCTCTGGACCACAGATTCCAAAATCCCAATGATTTCTCCATTTGTTTCCACATACTATCTTTTTGAATACCGCTCTCGCTCTATCCAAAGTCTTAAACGGTCCTGCTATATCTGAAGTAGATATCAGTTCGTATCCATCTCCTGGTACCATGCCCATGTTCATTTCAGTTATATAAAAGCCTTTCTTGATTGCGAAAGGATTCACATCTTTTCTCTTTCTAACTCTTTCTTTATACATTTCAACTCCTTGTTTCATACTTCATAATAACACGGAGTAGGATAGCGTCAACCACCATGATTAATATATAATATAATGCCGACATTGTATAGTGCCATGGAACAAGATCAACTACTATATCTTGTGTTGGGGGCAAAAAATTTCCATTTTTAGCGACTTTTTTAGGTAGGTTGACGGTATTACCATCCATGTTATACTGAATTATGAACAAAGGAGTTGAACATATGAACAAGAAGACGCAGAAAGTTATATCAGACATCTATGAGATGAATGGTGCAGACTTAACGGCTGTGATAGATGCCGTGAAGTTAAGAAGAAATCAATTACATACCGCTGATGCTCATAAATTCAAATTTATGGACAGAGTGTCGTTCCAAGGCAGACATGGTGCGATCCTAAAGGGTACGGTTGAGAGAGTGAAGATCAAATACATTTTAGTCAAGACTGATGCAGGTCAGAGATGGAATGTTCCAGGATCTCATCTTACTTTAATTAATACCAAGGAGGCGGTTGATGCCTAATTGGTGCGATAATCAAGTCACTATCACGGGACCTAATTCCGTGATAGACAAGATAGAGAAGATTGTAAATGAAGAAAGTAATAATGCAGAAAATGGATTATTACAATTCTTCCATCCGATGCCTAAGGCATTATTGGAAACTGAAGCAGGTCCAATAGCAAAGACAAAGGCAGAGAAGGATGAGAGAAAGGCTAGGAAGTTAGAGTTCGGAGCAGAAAATTGGTACGATTGGAGAGTGAACAATTGGCAGACCAAGTGGGAGGTTTGTGAATTCTATGGTGTTGATAAACAGGCAGACGCCTTGATAGGTCATTCAACAATATCATTTGGATTCAGTTCGGCCTGGTCACCACCAACTGGTGCTTATGAACAATTCTTAAGAGACAATGATGATTGTTCTCTGAAGGCATACTACTACGAAGGTGGCTGTGACTTCATGGGCGAGTGGGATAACGGTTCAGATGATTGTTATGCTCCAAGCGATTACAAATCAACAGATGACTTTTGGCAGGACGGCATAGGTTCTACATTGGATGACATATTCAATATCACGGAATCAATGGCGGAGTATGAGGCTGAACAGGAAGAAGAAAGACTTAACGAAGATGTCTACAAGTATTCCAAAGGTCAAAAGATTAACATAGGGGAGGATGTATAATGCCTAAATTTAAAGTAAAGATGACTTGGTTAGACACCTACGAACAGATAATAGAAGCACCAACGAAGGAAGATGCGATCGCTGAAGCAGACGGTGGCGATTGGGGAGAACCTTTATGGGGTGGTGACGAAGTTGAAACAACGGCGGAGGAAATATAATGGTTTGGACACAAGAAGAGGAAGATCATTATTTGTCAACACCGTGGGAGGACGAGTTGTTTGACGAGATACAGAAAGGCGACAGAGTCTGGTACGAGAACGAACAAGGACAGACCTGCAAAGGGAAGGCTGTGATGATAGGCCCAATGGGTTGGGTATTGAACACAGGCAATGGACAGGCAAAGGTAGTGAACGAAGGATACAATTATCTTGGTCACACTCCTGCAAAGGACAGGGAACCGGATCACCTTGGACATTTTTTGAATAAGCATAACGACTAATGGCAACGATAGAACAGAAACGGAAATTGATTAAGACTATCAAGAATCCCGTCAGGTACTTCAGATTGAACTTCAGTAGGTACGGTGGCGAAGTTGCGATGGGAACCATAACCAAAGACCAATGGGACTATTGGTCAGACAACGATGGTTTTGAAGAGTACATGGGTCAGGTGGACTTCAACCCCGATGATGCCAACAAGGAGATACCCAAGAGGGCACAATTTGATCAACCATTCTACGAATACAATAACATCTGTCACATGAGTGGACCTGAATGGGAAGACTCGCAGACGATGTATATCGAAGAAATAGACAAGGATGGCAAGCCGTTGGAGAACGAGGACGGTGGCTTCGTAGCAGACATCCAACACGACTTTGGGGACTTTGAAAGCCTAGGAGCAGAAGTTGTCTGTTCAGAAGAACATCATGTAAGTTCAAAAAGTTGTGAGAATGAATATTATGTGTTCGGTCAGTATTTCAACAAAGGTGGATGGCACACACCAGACATCATTAAGACAGGTCCAGACGGTATTGAGATGGACAAATTGAAGATATCATATGTGAATGCAGACGGATTCCGGGTTTTCAATGAAGTAGAATATGACGGTGAAGTGTACTATCTAGAAGAAGACAGCACCGGTAAGAGTTCTAGTTTCTATGTCGCTTGTGGAGAAAAATTAGATGGATAGACTATTAAAATTCTGCCTACCCAAAGACATACAGGTTTGGCTAGATCAATATAAGGCTCCTTGTAATGAATCGGCCTTTGCCAAAGATATTCCAAATAGTTTGGAGAATCACCAAATGGCGAGTAGATTGGCAAAGGTCGTCAAGATAAGGAAGAAGTATCGTGGAAGGTCTTGGGGAGGATACAGGAGACCATCCGCTTTTTGTCATAGAAAATTCGCAGATAGGTTTGCCATATATGAACGATAGTTTAAAATGGCACTATATCTTGTGTCGACCACAAGTTGTGACACTAGATGTTGTGGTTTTTGGTAGGTTGACGCTTTTACCACCTATGTTATTATTAAGAATAAATGAAGGAGTTGAAAATGCAAAAAATAGACTATAAAAATAAACACGCGATTATGGTAGGATACATTGACAGATCGGACAATGTGGTTGCCGTAGAAACAAGTTGGAAGATCAAGCCAGAAGACATGGCTAAGATTTTATTAGAAAAATATCCAACTAAAGAAGATGCCATTAAGGCAGTTGACTCACCAGCATTGGTACCAAGTTTTAGAAAAGACGACTATTGGTATGTTGATGGATTTGGTGATGTTATTGAATCTAATTTATCTTGGAATAAAGAATTCATGAGAAAAAATGTTGGTCATTTATTCTTATTCATGAAAGGTACTTGGCAATATTCAGACAATGGTATTGACTGGTGGCCTGCTAAAGAAGAGATTAAGGAGGTTGCTTAATGTCAAAAACACACCTAGATCAACAAGAAGTAGAAGAATTGTTTAGATTGTTTGAAGACATCAAGTTAGATTTGTCTGATAAAGACTTTCCAACAAGGACTAACAGATTAGAGGCTGTGGAGAACATGGCAAGAGTTTTGGAGATTCACGGAATGAAAGTTATCCGTGATCCTGAAATTTGGGTAGAACCTAGCAAGAGTGAAAGAGAAGAGGGCAAGAAGCCTTACAAGGTTGAACCAAAGACGGCCGAAGAGTTGAGCGAGGATAAGCATCAAGGCAGAGAGGAAATTCCAATGCCTTTTCCAGATGCTAGGGATCAACATTTAATCAACAAGAACTTAAACAAGGCAACGGGAGGAAAATAATGGCCACTAGAGCGAGGATAGGTATAAAACAGAAGAGCGGAAGAATAATTGCGTCTTACCAACATTGGGACGGTTATCCAGGAGGACTAGGATACAACCTTTGTGAACATTGGGAAGACTCTAAAAAGGTCACTGAAGCAATCAAATTGGGTGACTCATCCAAATGGCATTACATCGTGGGAGACCAGATAGACTTTGATGACAGGTCTAATCCGATGTATGAGGTGCAGAATTGCTATTACGGAAGAGACAGAGGTGAGAAAGGCTGTGGATATAAAGTCTACAAAGATGAAGCCGATTACATTGAGAACGGTTTCAACTCTGGAGAACAATATGTCTACCTAATGAAAGATGCAGGTGAAACAAACTTTTTGGGCAAACCTAAGATGAGTTGGTTCTATGTTGAAAGCAGATACACATCAGAAGGCAAAGAAGTTTTTGACAAGGAGTTCAAACCTTTGGAGAGATATGCGATACTTGAACACATCGACATCTTGAAGAGACATTTGGAAATGATGAATGAAAACGAAAAAAGAAAGAAGGTTGCCTAGTGTCGGTACATATCCAATATAGATTCCTAAAGGAGAAGGGTGACTACCTCAAAGATGAGGCGATGACTCGTGGATACACTTTGGTTGAAGTGGATACACCTACTCCGTTTCACAGGGTACTGAAAGAATTCTACAAGGACTTCAAAGGCAGAGGAGTTCAAATTTTTAACATTTGGAGAACACCTGCCGGAGAAGCCAATTACAGAATGGAAGAAGAAGAGAGGAGATTAAGTGGCTAGAGTGAAGGCAGTCGCATTATCAATTGGTGATGCAATGATATTCGCTTCTTATACGGTAGGACCAATTGTGGTGTTCTTATTCGCTATAGGATTCATAGAATTAAACATATAAGGAGGGGCAGATGCCCAAAAAGAATGATACTTGGAATGGCGGAATGCCTAAAGGACCTATAGGTCCATTCGTGTGGCAGGTGTGGATTAAAGGTTCGCGGAAGCCTACCAGAGTTGTAGCATTTGACATAGATCACATTAAGAATCAATTAGAAGGCAAAGTGGTTATCAAAGCCAAGCAATTACCAGAAGAGAAAGATGACTTTTCAAAGACATTGCCTCTAGGTCCAAAAGGTGCTGTCGTGAACCAACCAGCAGATTATGACAGAGGATTTAAGATATTAAGGGCATGGATAGATGAGCAAGGTGGACCGCCAGAGGAAATACGCCAAAAATTAAGAGAATTATGGATAGACTACGATAGGGCACCGCGAAAAACCACTAGATCTAGTGCCAAGAAAAAAGGTCGATACTAGATATAGTGCCATTCTGAGGTTGACCGTATGGGTATCCATGTTATTATCTATTATAAATGAAGGAGTTGAAAATGCAAAAAACAATAGACGAAAACAAAGACCTTTTGAAGTTTAATGCAGAAGGAGTTCATCCAGCAGATATGTTCTTGAATGCGAGAAAAGTTGCCATCAAGGCTGTTGATGATTTTGTAGCCAAACACGGTGAACCAATGTATTGTGGTTTCGCCAATGTTTCAATTCATCCTGCTAGGGGTAGATTTGTTTCTTTCATGAAGAAAGCAGACATAGGTTCTACAGGATATGGTGGTGGATACAGAATATCTTATTATGATATTATGCCAAACGATCACCAATACAGATCTACTCAATCAATGAGCATCAAAGAAGAAGCCTGTGAGGCATTCAGAGATGAATTAAGAAAATATGGCATGACGGTCTATGCAGAAAGCAGAGCCGACTAATGCAAGGGACATTGGAATTCGTATTGCAATCAGCGAGGGCGGTCATGGCCTCCCTTGCTATGTCCTATGAAGTTGAGACAGGCGTGAGTGTGAACGAGGCAGAATTAAAATGTATGGCAGAGAACATCTACTTTGAAGGTAGAGCAGAACCAATGATAGGTAAGATTGCGATAGGCCATGTGGTTATGAACAGAATTGAAGATGACAGATTTCCAGATACTATATGTGGAGTGGTGCATCAAGGACCTGTTAGGGAGAGTTGGAAGACTAGACAGCATAAGGACCTACCCGACAGCGAAAGAAAATACTATCCAATCAAGAACAGATGCCAGTTCAGTTGGTGGTGCGATGGACAGAAGGACATAATTTGGGCAACCTATATGAACGGTGAAGTGATAGAGTCTAACATGACGGCTTGGAGGGATTCTATCCATGTCGCTTTATTCATTATGAATGGAGATTACACTAATGATCCAACAGACGGCGCTGTCTTCTACTATAACCCACACATCGCGAACCCAAGTTGGGGGGCGGTTTATAGTGAGACGGCTATGATAGGCAATCACAGATTTATGAAGGACAAATAATGAGAGCGAGTCTTAAAAAAGCATTGGCAGACTACAACCTATACCTAAAGCGATTGGGCATAGACAAGATCAAGAAAAGAAAGTCCAGAGGCACTTTCGTTTTTGATGGTGGAGGCAACAGGAATGGCGTACCCACGGGAGACAAGATTCCGGTGTTCACAGGTGGTAAGAAACAGGCTTTCACATACTCGGGAGAACGGAAATTGATCGGCATCGGAATGCTCCACAAGAGCAACCTTGTACCGGTATGGGATGAGCAAGATGCCAAAGAAATCAGCAAGATGAGGAGAGGTTGACGAATATAGAAAGGATGTTAGTTTAAATTATGAAAAAGAAAAGAAATAGATTAGAAAGAAAGTTGGACGAATACAATCACACAATGGAATTGATAAGAACGATCTTACCAGTTGTGATAATCGTATTACAAATTATAATATTGGTGAAGATCATATGATGAAACCTTGGAAAGTCATACAAGAACTTGAATCGGATAACAGCCGATTGAAGAAAGAAGCGATCATCAGACGAGAGTCCGATGCGGAGAACATAAGATTCTTCAACGGTGTTGGTGCCTGTTTAGATGGCTTTAGGACTTTTGGAATACAGAAGGTTCCTACTTCAAAGAAAGATGGGCCAGGGATAAGACAGGAAGAGTTTGATGATATTTTGAGAAAATTAGAAGATAGAACTTTAACAGGAAATGAAATGCGAGATGTGATTCAAGACCTATGTGATCTATCTAAAATGGAAGAGTGGAATGATTGGTATCGTAGGATATTAATAAAGGATTTGAGATGTGGAGTGACCCATAAGACAATCAATAAACATTCAACAATGAAGGTTCCTGTGTTTGAGTGTATGTTGGCAGATGATTCCAAGAAGCACGAAAAGAAAATGACGGGAGAAGTAATCGTTGAACCAAAACTGGATGGAGTTAGAGTGATAACCATCTGTGATGTGGACAAAGATGAAGTGAAGATGTTCAGTAGGAACGGCAAAGAATTGAATAACTTTCCAAAGATACTAGAACAATTTGATTCAATGCTAGACCAAATGTCAGAGTCTATGGTGTTTGATGGAGAGGTCATGAGTGATGACTTCCAAACTCTTATGAGAGAGATACACAGAAAAGGCGGAGCAAAGACAGATGATGCGGTTCTTAACCTATTTGATTGTCTACCACTTGAACATTTCAAAGAGGGTGGATCAAATAACACTTTGGGTCAAAGAAAGGAATGGTTAGACGGATATGAATATGGTCCTAACATTTCAAAGGTTGAAGTTGTGAAAATGAATTTGAGTGAGGATGACGGGCAGAAGCAGTTCGCAGATTATAACAAATTATGTATAGACAAAGGCTTTGAAGGTATAATGGTGAAGCCAATAACAGGTATCTATGAATGTAAAAGGTCTAGCCTTTGGTTGAAGGTGAAGCCATTCATCGAAGTGTCTTTGAAAGTTGTAGACACAGAAGAAGGCACAGGCCGGAATGTAGGCAAACTGGGTGCCCTGATAGTTGAGGGTACAGACATGGATAAGTTTATCAAGACCAATGTTGGCTCTGGTCTCACAGACGCAGACCGAGAAACATTTTGGAAGGCCAAGGACAAGTTGATTGGCCAGATAGTAGAAGTTAGGGCAGATGCCATAACACAGAACCAGGACACCTCAAATGAATGGAGCCTCAGGTTTCCAAGGTTCTTAAGATTCAGAGGCTTTGAACCAGGGGAGAAACTATAATGGACGAACTAGATAACATTTTATCAAACATAGACCTTGAAGAGGAGAAGCAAGACTCAAAAGGAGATTATGCGGATGAATGGTGGTGCATGGATTGTGAACACGGTCCTATGGACGAGAAGGACGACAAGTGTACGAGATGTGGAGCCAAGAACAGCCAATATGCCGACGAGGAATTAACTGGTTGGGAAGACGAAGACATTGAGTCAGAAGTGGAGGAAATATGGTAGAAACAATGACAGCAGATACCAAATTAAGGATCGCCGATCTAGAACGACAGAAGATAGAACTGAATAACAAGATAGAAACATTATCATATTCAGGCAATCATGTCAGAATGATAGAGTTGGAACAAGAAGTTTGGGAGATAGAAGACACTATCAAGAAATTGATTAGTTAAAGGAATGAACATCCTAAGGCTAAAATTATCGCCGGTGTTTGATTCAGTGGCGCCTCATTGTAAAATAACCTGTTGCGGAGAGCAGTTGTTTGATGATGTCATTTCGAAGAATTTAGATTTAGAATATCAATTAGGACATTTCACAAAATTTCATTTGGAGATTGAGAAAACAGGCAAGACATTGGAAGTGGTGAACAACCGGCACGAGCAGATAGTTAATATAGAAAATGTGAATCTAAATGGTATAGATCTAAAGGCAAAGGAGTTTGGAGAATTTGAAATAAGAGCAAACCCATATGTGGAGGATGCCAGAATCAAAACAGATCACCTGCACCTGAATGGCGTTTGGAGTTTGACTCTCCCTGAAAGACACTTGGAAGGTGATGTTGATTTAGATAACATCAAATTGAGAGATGAATTTATGGATTGTGAAATAGCCTGTTTTGGTTGTAGCCAAACCTATGGCAAGGGTCTTGAAAAAAATGAGACATGGCCTGCCCACTTGCAGGATCTTACAGGCAAGGTCGTCCGTAATTACGGAGTGATAGGTTCCAACATCAACGAGATTAAATCTTTGGTAGAACATTTCAACAAGAATTACACAGCCAATATGATATTGATCTATCTTCCTCACACTTTTAGACGACAAATTTTGAAAGAAGGAAAGGTAAAACAAGTAATGACACTTGATCAAGAGAACAAAGATCTTATCCTACATGGCGAAGAACACTCGGTGGCAGTCTTGGCAGACCAATTCAAGGAATGGATAGACTCTATCCACGGAACCAAATTGTATTTCGGAACATATCAAAGAAGTGAAAACGAACTTTTTGAAAAAACGGCATTGAAAAAATACATGATGCCTTTTTTGAGATCAGATGATTACCCAAAGGCCTCGGATGGGGTACATAATGGCAGTGAATTTAACCAGGTTTTTGCCAAAAATATCAGTGAATTTTACAATATTGGTTAAAAACCTTCCATATTATGCGACTTTTTGCCAGGTTGACGGAATTACCATCCGTGTTATACTGAATTTATAAACATTAACAAAAGGAGTTGAATATGTTTAAAAAGATAGAAAAACAAATTTTAGAATTTGCCAAAGACACAGGTCTTACAGAAAGACGTGAAATAGTACACGGAACTCTTTATGTAAAATTACATGAAGAAAAAGAGTGTGATCATTTCCATAAAGTGATTAGAACATTTTACAAAGATCAAATCAACAACGAAGGTGGCGTGAATATGTATGCCGTAGGCGATGAGTTCGCTTTTGACTTCGTTCCAGAAGATAGAGAAGCACCTGTTTTTTCAGATGCAGACTACTCTGGTAAGGAAGGCATGATGCCGGATGATATAGACAAGGGCATTTGGTCAGAATTCGCTGAAGAAGAAATGTTCAATAATATGCCAGACGAAGTTGATACAATTCTTAATCTTGAAGCAGAATCAAAGAGGGGGAAATAATGTATAGACCAGGAAAAGAAGATCCAGAATTGGCTTCATCAAACGGATACAGGGAGGCATCTACACCAAAACAATCTTTGGGTTGGTACTTGGATGCGGTTGATAAGAGCGATGAAGCAATTGAAAACAATCCAAAGGTTTTTCTAGACAAGAACTTTTTGGCAAGAGTTGATTTGGTAAGAGATGCCATGATTAACTTTTTTGATATTGACGAATCAGATATCTATGTGACGGCGAGGCAGAATCAAAGCAAACCTTTCTATACCGTGAAACCGTCAAATCATAATTTCAATCTTAAATCTAGACAAGAAAAATTGGACCAACTTTATAATCCGATTAGAAGTTTAGGTGGCTTTATAAAAGAGGAACAGAAAAATGGATGTTATAGAGTCAAAATATTTTATGAAGATCAAAGCAAAGGAGCGAACTAATGACAAATAAAATAAACTTGGTAATCAATCTATCCATATTGGCTTTATTGATCTACCTTGCGGTGTCTGTGAAGCAGTTGCAGGACAAGGTGTTTCCAGATCCTAATGTGATGATACCGTTGGTAAATGATCACAATTCAAAACAAGAGTTGGAATATAACATCAGAGAATTCTTGAACCATATGTTGACGCAGGCAATTCAAGAACAGGAGAATCAATAATGGATATTTTAAAACCTAACCCACCATTTCCGGTTGAAGTGATAGACACTAAACCTGTAGAAGTTGCCAATCCATTTTCGGGCCAAAAAGTTATGTTGGAACCGATAGCGGTGGCGGTGTACGATTGCATCAAAGGAGCAGAAATGATTGAGGACTTTGATATCGTAGAAAAAGGAATTGAGTGGTTTCAAAAACATTATCCAAAAGAATATATGGTCTTATTAGACTAAAGGAGAAAAAATGAACAGAGTACAATGGATCATGAAAGAAATATACAGGGATGGTAGAAAGAATTTCAAATGGATATTGAAGGGAGTGGCAATAACTTTGATAATGATTGCTGTCATAAAGATATTAATTGCTTTTGATATGAGAGATTGGTTCTTACCTATCGTGGCGATAGTGGTGCCTTTGGGAATGTTATATCACTGGTATTCAATGAGTTATGACCAAGAACAGAAAAACTTAATCAATAAATTGAAGGACTTGAATGATTAGTAGAGCAATCGCCAACAACGGACTACCACTCAAGATTCAGACAGAATACACGGAGAATGACTACTGGGAGAGAAGACATCCAGATTCAGACGAGATGGATTGTGTGGCGGTAAGGGGTTGGTTGGTCAGAATTAACGGCAAGAAGTATCCTAGAGGCAATTATGGCGATGACGGCATTGATTGGACCTACAGATACACGGCTCCAAACACAGAAGAGGGCAGGCAGACGGCCATAAAACACGCCTTAGATTCAGCGAGGTTGACGGTTTGGTAATCTGTAATATAATGAATAATGTAGGTGGAGAATTTCGGCAGTCTCTTAAATGTTGCGACAGCATAACGGCCTACAAGAAACTAACAATGAAGGGAGAAAGATAAAATGAAGACTTACTATTTTTGGGTGACCCTACAAGGTAAAGGCCCAATGAAAGTTGCAGAAGACGGTAGAACTGCCAACGAGGCAAAGAACATCGTTGAAGCAAGATTTCCAGGTGCAACGATAATGTTCGCGGAGGGATTCTAATATGGAACCAGTGGCATCACAATCAAAGAGGCATTTTTTGATATCAATCTTCAAGAGTATCATGAGACTCGGAGCCTGTTATGGCCTCTGGATTGTGGGAACTAATTTGGGGGAACCTGTCTTACAGACATCCGCCATTTTCCTAGCCATCGCTGAAGTGTTGGGAATAGCGGAGGAAATTTAGGTGGTTGACGGATTGGTAATCCATGTTAAAATTAATATAAAAAGGAGTTGAATATGTCAGAAGAAATTAAAATCGTAGACGGTGCTTTTAGCAAAGATAATCCTCACAAGGATATCGGAAAGCAAAAATTTAGAGTAAGAAAGGCCTACACGGCATGGGTAGAATATGATGTCGTGGCAAAGGACAAAGATGAGGCCATTGATGCTGTCATAGAGCATGGTGGCATTGAAAAGATAGAATGGTCAGACGGCTATCACAACGATGAGCCTGTTGAAATATATGCCCAGGACTACAATCCAGATTCCACGGAGTCATTTGATGCTGTCAAGGTTGCTGAATGTGTTCCATTTGAGGACTATGATTCAGACGCAGGTCATTTTGAAAATTATGAAGATCCTGATTGGACTTCGGATGAATACAGATGGAAGAAAGAGGAGGAGATAGCCTAATGCAATTTTATCCTAAAGACCAAGACCCTAGATTGGACGAGAGATCGGCTAGGTTCCATGCAAGAGTTTTGAAGCAGGATTTGGCCACTTTGCCTTATGTTCCTAACACTCAAAACCGAGATATCAACATCGCGAGGGCCAGCACCTATGTGACTTGGGATAGTGACAAAGATATGTGGTCAGAGGTTGATCACTTGATGATGAACTTCTACATCAATGCGAAGACGACTGATGAAAGGGATGACCTTGAAGACAAGATCAATAGAGATGTGGTAGAGTTGCTGAAAGGTCCTAGATATTATGAATCTGCCAAGGTGTATTGCACCATAGACATGGACTATCCAGAAGATGAAAGCATCTATGACATAGTCAAGGTTCCGGCAAAGGATAGAAAGACAGGTTGGGGTATTTCCGGCAAGGAAGGTGAGATCACTTACTATGTGACACTCCATGTTCAGGAATGTAATGCGATGGATTTGGTCGTGTATGACAATGAAGGTCGTGGAGACTTTTTTGATCTAAACGGAGACAATCTTGAAACAAAAGAAAAGGAGACAGCCTAATGGGAACGAGACTGGCAGAGATCATATTTGATAGGCACGAGGACTTCCTATATGAAGATAACAGAGCAATGAAACTGACTCCATATGTGATGGCGGAGAGATGCCTACAGGTGGAGATATCGGGTATCTATCAAGATTACAAGTGCGGTGACTACGATACACTGACCTACATACTTGAAGGTGGATTCAAAGGTTATCATAAAATGGACTCTTCGGAACTGATTGAGGAATACAAGGCCATAGAAGATCAATGGTATGATCTATACGAGGCGAATTGGTTTGAGTTCGAACCTTATGAAGATGATCCGATCCACAAACTTGAAAAGGAGAAGATTTGATGGGTACTTTTACAATGGCGACAGGTTTGGGAATGTTGGCCTTTGGACTGGTCGTTATGGCGATAGGCCTGACCATTATCCTGCTCGTGGTGAACGCCCGACTGAAGTCCCAGCAGAGCGAGGAAAACAGAACAGAAATTCAGAAACAGATTGACCGTATAAAGGAGGTAAGACAAGGATGAACAAGGTAAAAGAGTACATCATGATGACAATCATGGCACTAGCGATTTTGATCATGACAGGAGTTGCAAGAGCCGATGAGCCAAAGAGCATATCGGTATCGGACTTCTTGTCAGCGATAGCCAGCCTACCAGGCAAGGTCGTGAACCATGTGCAGTCAGAGGCCGAGAAGACAAAGGACTTCCAACAGAAGAGTTGGAACGATGCCAAGTCTAAATGGCCATTCAACAAAATTTCTTCCAACTAGGAGGGAATACGATCAGGCGGGAACTTTCAACTCATTCAACTCGCCCGCCTGGTCTTATATTACCAAAAAGGGTTGACGGAGTTGCAAAAGGTATTATAATAGCATTAAACAAACAGGGAGGACTTTTTGAAAAAGTACATTAGAATAGAAACAGGTTCCTATCGTAATCAGGACATGAGCGGTAGGGTATTTCCAATCATAAAAGATTATCAGGCATTCGCAGGCAAGCCAGGTGGCTTCGTCACCGTTGATTGCTCGGAGTTCGGAGGCTTTGAGGGCCTGGACAAGGCCAGAATAAATGTGCCCGGCATAGCGGAAGTGCAGATCGTTCCGGAGGGACAATACATCGCCCATCGTGACGAATTACAGAAGACAGCAGAAGCGGTTACACCCGCAGACCACACAGAGTCGGACGAACAGGCCATAGAGCGGATAGCGGCCAGATTCAGCATATT